GCGCTGCTCAGGATCCTGCGGGTTGATCAGCGCGAGCTGGTTCGCCTGCTCGATCGCGGAACGGCGGCCCAGGTTCGTCTTGGGCGCGTCGGTGCCGTCCTCGACCATGATCGAGACCGCGCCCTGCAGATCCGCGTTCTCGAAATGCTTGTAGGTCCAGCCGCTGTTCGGGCTGACGACGGCGAGCACGCGTTCGGTCGGCCCGTACGAGCGCTCCAGCTCCAGCGCCATCTGGAACCACTTGCGGTACGCTTCGCCGCGCTCGCTGAACACGGTCGCAAACCGCGACTGCCCGCGCTCGACCAGGAGCTGCAGCGCGCTGAACGCTTCGACGCCAGTCGGCTTCGCGCCCTTGATGACGTCGAACGTCCCCATGAGCTGCTCGAAGTCGGTCAGGTACTGCTGGCGCAGCTGGAAGAGCGTCGGCGGTACGTTCTCGCCCTGGATCCGTTCCGGCTTCGCACCGTTCGCGGCGAGCGAGTTGTAGCGCACGACCAGGCCAGGTTCGCCCGTGAACGAGCGCACTTCGGCGCCCTTCGGCTCCAGCCAGATCGGGTTCGCCGTGCGCTGGATGATCAGCTGAATCAGCGCGTCCAGCTGATTGATCTGGTCCTGCTTCTGGATCACCAGCTCCAGCGGGCCGCGCGCCCAGAGCCGCCCGCCCACGGGCTGATAGCCGGTGTGAATCCAGTTGAAAATCGGCTGGTTGTCGTTCGTCTGGTAGGGCAGCGGGCCTGGCTCTTCGCCCTCGCGCACGATCTGCGCGCTCGACCCTTCCCCGACCACCTTGAAGTAGAGCCCTTCGGGCCATTCCTTCGTCGGCTTGCGCCAAATCTCGTATTCGCTCTTGCCGGTGGATTCCAGCTCCTGCCCCGCGCCCCAGGTGTAGGACAGCGGCATCGAGCTGAAATCACTCTGCGTCGCCAGCGTGCGGAGCAGCTGCAGCGAGCGCTCGTGCGGGGTCGTCTCCCAGCTCAGTTTCTTCGCCAGCTCCGGCATCTGCTGCAGGTAGTAGTCCTTCGGCCGCCAGGACATGCGCATCAGCTTCGGCGTGTCCTCGAACGTCGTGTAGATCGCCGGGATCGCAATCTCCCACGGCGAGACCACCACCGTCTTGCCGCGCCCGATGCGCTGCTGCTCCACGATCGGCTGACCGTCCGGCCCGGTCGGCGTGTTGTCGAACGTGAGCCCGCCGCACGTCGGACACGTCGGCACAGGCCCATCGCCCTGCTCCTTGGGCGAGCTGACCTGCTGGCACGTGAGGCAGCGCGCGAACGGGATCGTGAGGAACCCCGACTCGCCGGTCTTGTCCCAGCACGGATGCAGGAACACGTTGCCCGTCACGATGAGCCAGAAATCGTGATCGCGCATCACGCGATTCATCTCGTGCTCTTCGTGAATGAACGGCTGGATCTCGTCCGCTACTTCGGCCGCCGCGACGTTGCGGATGTCGCCGCCGACCGGGCGCGCGAGCGTCGCCAGCTCGATGCCCGCGAACATGGCGAGCAGCGCTTCGACGCCTTCCGCGACCTTGTTCGTGACGGGACGCGGCATCCACTTCGCCATGCGCTTGTCGAGCCACTGGCCGCGCTTGCGGTCGTAGTAGATCCACTGGCGCCCGAGCGTGTAGAGCAGATGGCGCCACCACTGGCGCTCGAATACCCAGCGCGCGTCCAGGCATTCCTTCTTGTCCTCTTCAAAAATCTCCAGCAGCCGCTTGTCGTTCGAGTAGTCCGGTCCCGCGTTCATCAGGCCGGGGGCGCCGAACGCGCGGGCCACGCCCGCGTCGAGCCCTTCCGGTGACGGCGTGCCGGTATCTGGCGGCGGCGAGGTGCCGACTGCAGCGCTCCCGTAGTCCATGACTAGCTCTCGTACGCGTGGTCAATGCCGAGCCGCCGCGCTGCGTCGTCCCCGATGTCCTCGAAGTCGAAGCCGACCGTATTCGGCAGCCCGTTGCCGCTGGTCGTGGTCTCGGCGCGCTCGATGGCGAGCGGCACGATCGGCACCTTGACGAGCGCCTGCAGGATCGCGCTGCGTTCGGTCTCGATCTGGTTCAGGCGCAGACGCGCCCACTCAAAATTGTTCTGCGCGATTTCGAGCTGGCGCTGCGCCAGGTCGAGCGCGCCTTCCGCTCGCGCGCAGCGCTCGCGCTCGGCCGCGAGCAGCTCGGTGAGCGCTTCGATCGCCTTGGTCTGGTCTCGGTAGAACATCACTGCGCCCACATATCTCCGGTCGGGGACCAGTTCTCATCGAAGGCCGGTTCGAGATGCGACCATTCGGTTGTGCCGTCGTCATCGGGCGACACGAGCCGCTGTTCGCGTTCCCACGCCCAGCGCATCTCAGGCGGCATCGCTTCGGGATCGCGCCCGCGTCGTGGCGGCGGATCGGCGGGCAGCTCCGGCCAGAGCATCACGGCGTAGCGCAGCGCGTCGCACAGGTCGTCATCGACCTTGAACGGCTGCTCGCGGCCCTTCTCGCCTTCGAGGTTCGAGGTGTCTTTCCAGCGGTAGGTCTGCAGCTCTTCGAGCAGCATCGGGACGCGCGCCGCGACGAACCCGATGCGCTCCGTTTTCAGCCACGCCTGCACGCGCTGAATCCCGAGCACCACGGAGTTTTCCGCGCTCGACGTCGTGAGCCCGAGATGCGCCAGCTCGATCTGCGCCTGGTTCGCCGTGCGGTCGATCGCCCAGCGCACGTCCTGGTGGCCGTGTGCCCAGCGCTGCAGGTACTCGGCGTGATCGGAGTACGACGACATGCGCCGCGCGTACTCCTGCACGACCAGCAGCCCCTTCGGCGTCGCCACGATCTTGACGGCGGCGAACGGGTGGTCGGCGCCCGGGTCGAGCCCGATCAGGACCGGCAGGTCAGCGGGGATCGTCGGCCAGGTGGGCAGGAACCGCTGCCGCACTTCCTCGTCGCTGTTGAGGACGCACGGCATCGTGCGATGCCCGTAGATGGCGCCCTCGAACGAGACGAATTCCGCCTCATACTCCTGCTTGAACCACAGATCCTCCGTGGTCGCTCGCGCCTCTTCGAGTTCCTCTTCGGTAATGAACGGGTTGTCGATCGTGCGGTAGCGAACCGCCCAGTACCCGGGACGGCGGTACTTCGGGTTGTCCGCCATCTTCCAGAACGTGTGGTACACCCAGTCGTACCCGTTCGGCGTCGTGGTAATGAACGCGGCGCCGCGCTTGTCGATCAGCGCGGGTTTCACCGTGTCCCAGACCAGGCGCGAGACCTTGCGCGCTTCGTCCAGCCACAGCCAGTTCAGGCCAGGCCCGCGCATCCGCTCCGGGTCGTCGGCCGAGCGGAACGCGATCTGCGCGCCGTTGACGAGCGTGAGCGTCTGGTGAAACGCGGACCAGCCCGCCGCGCCCGGCTTGCGCCAGGATTCGGGCAGTACCTGCATCACGGCGGGGATCACGTAGTCGTGCAGGTCGCCGTAGGTGGGCGCGACGCACCAGCCGAGACTGTTCGGAACGCTCGCTTCCTCGACGGCGGCGAGCGCTCCGATCAGCGTCTTTCCACCACGACGGCCGGCGATCAGCGCGAAGCGATTGAACGCGCGAGACCCGTCCGCCAGGCGCTGCCGTCGCGCCGCCAGGAACGCCTGCTGGTACGGGTTGTAGAGCAGCGAAAAGGAATTGCCCGGGTTCGCGTGCAGCGTGGGGGACGGCATCGCTCAGTCCCGCGCGTCGAACGCGCCGACCATCGGCCGGTTAGTGGCGCGTGCGCGATCGGCCGCGCGCAGCACCGACGGTTCCATTTCCATGCGCTTGGTGGCTTCACGCAGCCCACGGATGGCGTCGTTCAGCCCGCGCAGGTCGTCCCGCGCCGCGCGATGCGCAACGCCCCGGGCCGCCTTCTGTTCCGCAGGAATGAGCGCGTGCGCTTTCCTGAAATCGCCGCCGGTCTGCTCCAGCGCTTCGCGCGTTTGGCGCGCGATCAGGGCATTGGGATCCTCGCCGCCGCGCCGGGCTTCCAGCATGTCGTAGCCGTGGAATCCCTCTTCCCGCAGGAAGGCTTTCATTTCGTCGGGGTCACGCAGCAGCCGCTCGACCTGGCCCGTAGGCGCATTGATCCCCGGGACGAACAGGTCGCCGGTCTGCGCACGCGGATCGCCTTTGCTGTACGGCTTGAAGTACCCCGGTCGCGCCGCGTCGTCGGGAATGTCGGGGACGGTGATCCCGACTTCGGCCGCCGCTTGCTGGCGCAGCTTGTGCGCCGCCTGCGTATCGGCCAGCGGGTTGTCGATCGGCCGGATGTTGAAGTTCGCCCAGCCCTGCGGATTCGCTTCGATCAGCTGCTGCAGATGCGGCCGGACCAGCGGGTGAACGGCATAGCGCGGATCCGTCCCGGACATCCGCGCGATCTGGTCGCGCGTGAACGCTTCGCGGAACGCCTTCTGCTCGTCGGGCGGCAGAAAGCCGCCGACGCGGCGTCGCTGCTCCGGTCGATCCTGGCCGACGCGATTCGGCTCGCGCGCCCGTTCGAGCCCGGCCATCGAATCGGCTTCACCAGCCGCGTCAGCAGGTTTGGGTTTCCATTCGACGGCGGGCGGCGGCAGTTCCGGTTCCCATGCGACGGCGGGCGGCAGCTCGCGTTCGGGCGGCAGCGGACGCGGCCCCGTGGGCCGTACCGCAACGGGCCGCGACCCGCCCGCTTCGGCGGCGAGGCTGAACCGCTGCCCGGCAGGCGGCATCTCGACCTTGCTCGCCCAGGAGAGCGGGTCCGCCATCTCGCCCGCTGCCGCGACGGCGCGACCGATCTTGCCGACCGTGCCGGGCGCCTTCGCCGCCGCGCCGCCGCCGAGCGTAGCGACCGTGGAGATGTCGGACGCGGCGCCGATCGGATCGGTGTAGCCCGTGGCGAGCGCCTTGTCGATCGACCCGTAGCGGTCGCCAACGTACCCGGCCACACCCTTGGGGATCGTCCACGGGTCTTTCGCGTGGGCCTGGCCGAGCGCCTGGACGGTCGGGTCCGTGGCGAGCGACGCCGGGCTGCCCATGTACTTCGCGCCCAGCGAGCCCATCATCGCGGCGCCTTCGGCAGTGCCCTTGACGAAGCGCCCAGCCGAATCGATCGCGTTCATCGCAAACCGCTTGCTGGACGGCAGGCCCGCCTCCGCCACACGATCCGCGTCATACGCGCCGGGCCGCTGTTCCTCGTTCCCCATGCGCTCCGACTCGTTCGGCGCGAGCTTGTAGCGCAGCCCTTCGTACGCGTCCTGTGCCGTCTGCCAGCCCGCGAGCGCGGCATCCCCGACCGTGTGCCACCAGGGCTTATCCGGCATCGTCCTTGACCTGGCGCGGCACGCCGACCACCTGGCCGTCGATCACAGCCACGGGAGCGCCGATGCGATCGGGCATCTCGACGTGGATTTCGAGCTTGACGTCGGTGTTCGCGGTCTCGCTCTTCGAGTGCTTGCTGAATGCGCCGCGCCCGCCGAGCGTGGCGAGCGTGTATTTCTGGTCGCCTGCTTCGAGCCCCGCGACGAGGTTGTCCACGGCGAGCGGCAGCGCGACGTGATCGAGCACTGGCCCGATGTCCTGCAGCTCCTGGCGCTCCCGCGCGACGCGCAGGAAGCGCAGCAGCTGGTGCGGCTTCACGCCGGTCTCGGCGCGGATGTCCGCCATCGAGTGCCCGAGGATGCGCAGCGCGATGCAGCGCGCGGCCAGCTCGCTGTCCTCCGCGTCGGCGGGGTCCAGCCAGGTCTTGAGCGAATCGGGCGACGCCCGCCCGCTGGCCTTCACCACCTGGTCGTGAAAGCGCAGCTGGCGGTTGTCGTGCGTCGGGTACGACTTCACGGCGTGATCGAGATCCCCGCCGCCTTCGCGGCGAACCGCTCCTGCGCGCCGAGGTACGGCCGCGTCGTGAGCGTGACGGAGCCCGTGAACGCGTCGGACGCGCCGGTCGTGATGACGACGGCGATCAGGTCGCCGCTGTTGAATGTCGTGGTGGTCGGCGCGAGCGACGTGGTGGTGGCCGCCGCGACGGGATCGACGGTCGCGCCGAGCATCGACACGCCGTTCTTGTGCAGGTCGATGCGGATCGAATCGTCGGCGTCGGTGATGGTGGCGCAGCGCACGTACGCGCTGAGCACCTTGCCCGTGTAGGGCATCCGCACCGAGGATTTTTCGACGCCAGTTTCCGCCGCGCCCGCTTCGACGTAGAGCGACACGACGGTCTTGAACGCATCAGCAGATGGTTCGAGGTTGCGATCACGGATCATGGACGTAGCTCCTTCGGCGTTGCGGCCCCTACTGCCGGTGGGGAACGCAGAGCTGCGCCCTGGTGCCCCGCAGCGTGGATGCTGGGAGCACAACCCCGCGCTTGTTAAGCGCGGCTATATGAAATTTTTAGTTGGCGGGCTTGTTCGCCAGCGCGAAGAGCTGCGCGTAGGCGTCGATGTTCTCGGGGGTGACGACCAGCTGCAGCTTCTCGCCCTTGGGGATCTTCTCCAGGACGTCGAGAAAGCATTCGGTGCAGAGCGTGATCGGGCAGAGCGACGGCAGCCGGTCGCGGAAATGCACCGTGCAGCCGCACTCGCCGCAGGTCGCGGTGTAGCGCCGGGTGCCCTGCGGCGCTCGCGCGCCGACGCCGATCGCCTGCTCGTCCCTCATTTGCGGGGTTCGTACTCGGTGCCGCCTTCGCGCAGGATCTTGAGCACCTCACCGATTTCGTGGTCGCAGCCAGGGCAGCAGCCCGGGACGCGTGGCCCGAGCAGCTGCATGATCGCGCGCTCGCGCGAGCGGGCATTCCAGAGCGCGGTGTGAACGGCCAGGGCGAGGTTGCGGAACGGCTGCGGGATCGATCCGTCCTGCAGCCACTTCCGCGCGTCCGTGATCTGCTCGTCCGTCAGCCGCGCAACCGGCGACACCTCGATCACGCGTCCCCCTCTCGCGCGATCTCGGGATCGGGCGGCTCGCGGTCCTGGCACTCTTCGCAGATTTTGACGTGCAGCCAGCGGACGCCGAACCCCAGGTGTTTCCCGCACGTGAGGCAGACGTCCTCAGCCACTTCCCAGAGCGTCGGGTCCAGCGTCTCGTCAGGCATCGTCGCCCTCCGGTTTCAGCTTACCCCGGCCGCCGCGCGAGATGATGCCGCCCTTGCGGCCGTTGGCGATGGCCTCTTCCCGCGTCCACTCGTGGCCCGTGCCCAGCTCGTGCGCGCGGATGCCGCCCTTCGATTGCGCGGCCTTGCGTTTGGCCGGATTCATCCCGGCGAACCCGCGATTCTTGTACTTCCGTTCCGGTCCCATTGGTGGCCCCCTCGACCATTGGCGCCGACACGTGGAGTTGATGGAGCTGACGGGAATCGAACCCGCAAAGCGCACGGTTTGGCTTCGTGCGGCGCTTACCAAAAGCACCTCAGCCCCTCACAGTGATGGACACGACGGGAATTGAACCCGCAAAGCGGGGGGTCAAGGATCCCCCGGCGCTTACCAAAGCACCTCGTGCCCGTAGGTGGTGATGGAGGCGACGGGAATCGAACCCGCCAATCCGTTGTTCTAATGCAACGGCTGTCCACCTGTTCACGCTCGCCCCCATGAGTGTTTGTAGGCGCTCGCCGCGACCAGTGCGTGCGACAGCTCGCGGCGCACGTCGGGATCGAGCCCCTCGAATTCATCAGCGGTCAGCTCGCGCAGGCTCTTCGCATCCGGCCCGAATCGGAGGATCGTCAGGCAGCCGGAGCAGATGCAGTGGTCGCCTTCTTTCGGCAGGGTGTCCTGCTCGACCACCTGGTAGGGGGTATGGACGTCGAGCAGCTTCTCGCACTTCGGGCAGCGCGTGGCGATGCCGCCCTGGACGGCCCAGCGCTTGAGCACGCTCTTGCTCGTCATGCGATCGGCTCCGTGGCGTCGAAGCGCGGATGCGAGCGCGTGGCGCAGGGCTGGCACACGCGCGGATGCTCGAACCCGGCGAGCAGCATCGCGCCGCAGTCGGGGCAGTGGTACATCCCGACCGCGCCGTGTGTCAGCTCGGGCCGTTCGCGGCACGTCGGCGGCACGAGGTCCGCTTCGTCGTAGCAGCGCCCGCACATGCGCGCGGGGTCCGGCAGGCTCGGCGCGTTTTCATTCATGGTCGTCATCGAGGACGCGCTGCGGGTGCGCGTCGGCGGGTTCGTCGCAGTTGACGCATTCGCCGTTCGCGTCGGGCTGGTAGTTCATGCACAGCTCGCCGCGCTGCAGCTTGCCGATCACGGTGGCGAGTTCGGCGGGCATTCCGCTCTCGACCATGCCCGCCTTCACCTGGTCGCCCAGCCCGTGCCCGGTCGTCATCATGTGCAGCACGATCTCGTCCGGCTGCTCGGTCGTGAAGTCGCACCAGGCGCACGCGAGCGTGAACGGCTTGTCACTCATGGGTGTCGTCCAGGCGCAGGCGCCAGTCGGTGTTGACATCCACGAATTCGGCGTCGGGGAGTCCTTCGAGGAAGCGCCACAGGTCGGACGCGTAGACGACCATCCCGTGCGGGCCGCACGTGCCGATCACGCGGTCGCCTTTCTCGTCGTAGACCATGCCCTCGCAGATGGCGCCGGTCTGCCCGCGAAACCATTCCTGGAACGCGTGCTCATCGAGCTTGGCGCTCTGGAGGATGGCCTTGACCTGGTGCCACGGATACCCGAGGCGGCAATCGGGACGCGGCAGGTCGAGCACGGCGCGACGTCTCGTGGCAGTCATTGCGGGCGGTGGAGCTGTTCGTAGTGGTCGGGTGGGGAGAGCGCCACGGCGATGACCGCGAGCGCCAGGAGATGTTCGACCTGCTCGTGCGGGATGTTCGCGGCGAACGAGACGTGGTTCTCGTCGCGGTGGCGCATCACGATCACGCAGTCGATCGGCAGGTCGGCAGCCAGGCCGAGCATCGTGGACGCGAACGAGATCACGCGCTGACGAAACTGCTCCCGCTCAGCGGGCGTCATTGCAGCACCACGGGTTCATCCGGGGGCATGTTGGCGGCATCGCGTCGCGCGACGGTCTTGAGCGCGGTCATCAGGATCGGCCCGGTATCCGCTCCGGCCGAGGACGCGAGCACAATCTGCGGCTCGATGGCGAGCAGCACCACGACCTGCGCGGGGTGCCCTGACGCCTTGATGACGTCGCGCATTTCGGTGGCGAGTTGGACGATCGTTCGGGTCAGGTCGTCTTTCGTCATGCAGACCACCTCGAACCAACCTGGTCAGGGTTCCCCTCGAACGTGGCGCCTGGCGTGCGGGCCGGGTGGAAAGGCGCGGCCCGAATCGCTCAGCCGTCCGAGAGGAACCCTGGCCCCCGGGACGTCACCCTACCAGGGAAGGCAGAACCCTACGCTGACCCTACGTCACACGTCAACAGGTATTTACAACAAACAGAATCGTTAGATTCTAGGACTAGTTTATACCCGCGCTGGCAGACTTTTCAAACACTAGAGCTGGGGTGTCGGAATCCCGTCCCTTCTCTCGCGCTCTTATCCAAGATCAAGAGAACTAGAACTAGAACAGAACCAGAACAGAACCCGGGGTATCGGGGTGGGTGCCAGGTGGTCTCGATACCATCTGGTCCCCGTGCCAAGAATCGCTGTGCCGACAGTGGACGAAGGGCTTACTTGAAAAAATTTTCGTGTAGAGCTTGGACAGTCTATGAAGGCGGTTGGACGCGGGCGCGCGAGGGGGTGCCCCCCGCCCGCGCGAGCCGCCCGCGCCAGGCGCCCGGCCGCCGCCCCGGGACGAGCTGCCGCCGCCGCCCCGAATGGCAGACAGACTGCCAGTCGATCCTGCAGTGTCACCAGGTTGCAGCCGCAGTGTGCTACCTGGCGCCGTTCCCGTGTCACCCGGCCGCCCGCAGCTGCGCACGCTGCCGCTACCCGCCGACCACCTGGCCGCCCACCTGGCCGCCCACCAGGACGCCCACCAGGACGCCGGCCGAGCTGCCCCACCTGGCGCCACCTGGCCGCCGCCCACCTGGCCGACTGACAGTCCCCCGACGCACGCACGCGAGCGCCGCCAGGAGCTGCCGCCGCAGCTGGCCGCCGATCGCGCCACCTGGCACCAGGACGCACGGACGCGCCCCACTACCCGCGACCCACGCCGCTACCCGCCAAGTGGACTGACCAATAATAAAGGTTGCAGAACCGTGCAGGATTGTGCTTGACAGTTAGCACACTGCTAGCACAAAGTGGACAGCGCAAGACCAGCACGAACGAACGCGGCGCCGCCCGGCATCCCGCCAGGACGAGCTGCCGCAGACCTGGAGACAGCCCGAATGTCTACGAACATCCTGACCGCTTCCCAGCAGTGGGCGAACCGCCCGAAGGACGAACGGTTCACCAGCCTGCAGGACATCCACGCCGCCGCCCTGGCCGACCGCGAGAGCTGCCGCCGCGCCATCGTTCCCGCCAGCGAGCTGCGCGCCGAAGCGAACGGCCAGCGCTTGATCCTGGCAGGCAAGACCGCCAGCGCTCAGCTCAACAACTGGACGTACAGCCAGCTGGCCGCCATCGCTGGCGCCCCCGCCAGCTACCTGCGAGAGCTGCCCGCCGCCCTGGCCGCCGATTGCATCAACGTCGGACTCCGCCGACTGTCGGACGACGGCAAGCGCGAGCGCCACGCCCTGCTGCTGCGCAACAACCCCGACGCCGCCGCCGATCCGACGCTGCCGAAGTACCTGGCCCGCGCCATCAACAGCGACCGCTACTCCCGCGTATGGGATGAGACGCTGACCCGCTACCTGGCCGAGCACCAGGAGCGCCACCCCGAGTGGCAGCTGCCGATGTCCTGGAACAACATCCGCGAGGGCGCGTACCGTGGCGACCGCGACGCGTTCATCTACATGACGAACGGCGGATCGATCATCGAAGATCCGACGCTGATGAAGGCATGGCAGGACGGCAGCCACCAGGGGAACGGCCAGATGTACCGGGGAATCATCCTGCGCAACTCCGAAGTGGGCGCCGCCAGCTTTGAAATCCAGAGCTTTCTGTTTCGGTTCACCTGCGGAAACCACATTGTGTGGCACGCCACGAACCACCAGATCACCAAGCGCCGCCATGTCGGACTGACCGAGACGGAAGCGCTCAGGATGATCGCCCGAGCGCTGGGAACCGCCGACCAGAGCGCCGCCGCCGACCAGCGCACGATCGCCGCCCTGGCCGCCATGCCGTACGGCAAGACCCAGGACGATTGCACGGCGCAGCTCAACCGCGACGGACTGACCCAGAAGGACGCCGCCGCCGCCTACGCTGCCGCAGTCGCCAACGAGCACCAGCCCCGTAGCGTCTGGGGGATCGCCAACGGCATCACGCGCCACAGCCAGACGTACCAGAACCAGGACGATCGGCACGACCTGGATTGCATCGCTGGCGCCATCCTGGCCCGCGCCCGCAAGGCAGTCGCCGCCTAGCGTTCGGACGTTCCCCAGCTGCCTGCAGCCACCTGGAGCTGCAGGCAGCGCAGGAGCGCCCGACCGCGCCCCACTGGAGACAGCCCAATGCAGCTACCAGCCCGGTACCGCCCCGACTACGTGACCCCGCCACCCCTGGAGACGTCAAACGCCTTTTGCGACGGCATGGCCGCCCTGCAGTACGTCCTGGCCCACCAGGACGATCCCCGATGGCTCCCCGAGCTGGAGCTGTCGCGCCGCCAGCTCACGAGCGCCGTTCACTTCTCGCCGCTAGTCCTGGAGCGCCGCCAGGACGAGCTGCCCGCCGCCGTGGCCGCCATCGCGCAGGCAGTCCGCAGCTGCAGCGCCCAGCTGCGCGCCCTGGCCGCCGCCGACGCTGCCGAGCGCCAGGAGCGCCAGACGCCCCCCCAGACGCGCCAGGACGCCCCCAGCGCCCCGAACGGCGGCCCGCGAGTAGTGGCGCCCGTCCCGCCGCCGACGCAGCCCCCGCCGCCCGCCCTGGCCCCGACGCCGCAGCCGCAGCCCATCCAGCTGCAGCGCACGCCGTACCGCCCCCAGCACCACCAGGACGTCGCGTTCTAGCCATGCGCGCCACCGACACGATCCGACGCCAGGAGCGCCACCAGATCCGCCGATGGCTGCAGCAGTGCCGCAGCTATCGCGGCTGGCGCCAGTTCTGGCAGCTGACGATCTACGGACCCCGCGAGCTGGAGCGCCGCCGCCGCCAGGAGCACCGTGCAGCCGTTCGCCGGCTGCGCGCCCGGCTGCGCGCCCTGGAGCGTACCGCGTAACGCCATCGGCCCGGGCCGTACCTCGAGCCCGGGCCGTTCACCAGGAGCACCGACAGATGGCCCGCCGACTGATGACCCGACGCCGACTGACGACGGCCGATCTTGCCGTCGCCGTGGCCGCCCAGCTTTTCGCCAGGAGCCGAAACCCCTACACGCCCACCGACTACCCGCCGACTACACGCCAGGAGCTACCCGCCATGAACGACACGCCGCCCACCACTACCCGCCCAGCGCCGACCGAGAAGCAGCGCGAAGTGTCCACCGTGCTTGCCGCCCTGCGGTACTGGCAGGAGTACACCAGCACCACCGAACGGAACTACGATCCCCACTTCACCAACGACGACGGAGAGCCGATCATCGCGCCCCTGACCGACGCCGAGATCGACGCCCTGTGCGTGCGCGTTAAGCGCCACCTCGCCTAGACCATTCCACTACCCGCCAACCAGGAGACAGCCCAAATGCAGGACACCAAGATCGACGTTCCCCAGCCGGATCACATCGTCCGCCTGTACATCGACCACCACAAGCACCGCCATGCTGTCGTGATGTGTGTGTGCCGTGTCGAGCCGCTGGCCGACGGTTTCGAGAGCATCCCGCTGTCGAGCATGAAGCACTACCCGGCAGCCCCGGCCATCCGCAAGAGCGCCGCTCAGATTGCCAGCGTTGCCCACCACATCCGCCCGCGCGCCGAGGACATCGCCCGCGCCTACGAGAACAACGACGACGACGCCATCAAGCAGATCCTGATGTCGATCTTCCCGTTCGGTGGCTAGACGTTGCACCGGGCGCCCGAGCTGCTAACGGTTCGGGCGCCGCATGGAACGCCTAACCACTCACCAGGAGCAGAGAGCATGATCATCGTTCGCATCACGATTGACGAGAACGTCTACAAGGAGTACGGCCCTTTCAAGCACGGAGCCGACGCCGCCGCCGCAGTGGCAGAATTCAGAAACGCTCTGCGGCTGATGACCCAGCACACGCCGCAGCTGCAGCACCTGACCGTTACCATCGAGTGTGACGAGCTGCCCATCGAACCGTACCGCGAGCCGTCCGCGCAGAACGAGTTCTGCTTGGAGCTGCGCGCCCAGGCCCGCACCAAGTAAGCCGTTCCTCTACCCGCCGACTAGGAGACAGCCACCATGAAGCACACCAAGGTTTTTCAGCCGCTCAAGCCCAAGACCGACCGCCTGACCTGCGCCTACATCGGCCAGGACGGTAGCGCCCTGACGTACTGGGAGCGCCGTACCGAGCTGGGAACGCAGCGGTACATGCAGGCGACCACCAGGATCCCCAACTTCTACATCTCGACCAACGGCAGCCCGACGCACCCCGACGCTATGACGCCGACCGGCTCACTGCGCAGGATCGTGCTCCACGAGCCCGGCATCATCGCCGTTCCCCTGGCCGCCGCCGCTGGCCGCCGCATTCACATCGACGTCTGGTACAACAACAGCAGCGAGAACACGAAGCGCCTTGGGTTTCGCGTCGAGACGCTGAGCATCCAGATCGCCGGTCTCGGACACTACAGCGTTTCCCACATCGTGAACGTCTCCAGCGGGGGATTCGATCTGCAGTGGATGGGCAGCACGGGATTCGACAGCGACATCCCGCAGCAGACCGCTGCCGACCTGCGCAAGCTGTACGCCGAGAAGCGGTACGACGACACCGAGAAGATCCTGCGGTTCGAGGACCACGAGAAAGCCGACCAGGAAGCCGCTTAGACGTTGCACCGGGCGCCGCAGGGTAATTGCCTTGCGGCGCCGCATGGAACGCCTACAGCGCCAACCAGGAGCCTACAAACCATGACAGACGATCAGAGCCGAGCCCTCTACCACTTGCGCGCCGTCCTGCAGCGCATTGACGACACAGAAACGACCATGTACGACAACGGGAACGCCGAGGACGTACAGAACGCCGCACAGCAGGTCGTCACTGCCTTTCACTTCTACCGCTCGCCTACCGAGGTCGCCGCTGCCGCCGCCCAGGCGCGCGTACACGCCAACCGCGAGCGCCGCCGCCGCAACGCTGCCTTTGGTCTGCACCCCGACGCCCCCCGCGTACCGGACGGACGCAAGCCCCGCCCTGGCGTTGAGTACGGCTGCGGCGCCCCGACTTGCACCGACTGCTACGAGCAGGAGTAGACTACCCGCCGCCCATTGCCCTACCCGCTAACCACCAACCAGGAGACAGCCAAGATGTCAGCCTTCCTTTGCAGTCACACGCACATCAATAGCATCGTGGCCTTTGTCGAGGACCAGATCACCCTACACGGACACCGTTGGGGCTGGCTCAAGGTCGAAGGCCCGCAGCAGCTGGCCGAGCGCCTGTATGACGAGAACGTGAAGAGCTACACGTTTCGTTACGCGCACATCCCCGAGGTAGCAACCGAGGTGGAGCAGGCCGGACGGATCTTCTACCGGCAGCCGGTCAAGACGCTGACCCCCATCGAGATCATCAAGGCCGTTCACTGCCTGCAGTACCAGAGCTGCGAGCATGAGGAATGGCAGACCAGCGAAGCCGCCCAGAACTGTCACCAGATCGTCCACCAGGCCGCGAGCCTGCTACCTGGCTATGAGGCGGCCCCGTGGGGCATCGCGCCTGACCAGGCAGACCCCGAGGGCGAAGCCGACACCACAGAGCTGCACAACGGCGATGGTGACGCGCGGATCGTGATCTTCTGAGAGCACCACCAGGGCGGCGCCTAGCTAATCCCCACGGCGCCGCCCCATTTCCCTACACGCCGACCTTTGCGCTAAGCTGGCTGACGCTTAGCCCGGCCTTTGCTGGCTAGGCGAACGGAGACAGCCATGCGCGAGACGTACCACCTGAGCGGAAAGGAGCCCACTACCCGCGAGGTAGTAGGCGCGTGTTATCCAGGCTACCCGGGAACCACCTACAAGCTGTGCGTAACGGACACCGCGATCCAGCTGCCCCCACGCAAGCCGGGGACACATTGGGACGTCGTGTTCTATGACCTAAACACCAAACAGGCGGACCCGATGCCGACGCCCATGCGGCGCCGCACCAGCTACCCGCCGATCGTGCTCCCGGCTAACACCCTAGCTGTCGAGCACCTGTACCAGCGGTCGCGTGACCAGGGACTCACGATCTACGTGATGGTCCGCGACGTCACGACAGAGATGCTGCCCGAGCTGCAGACCGTGACGCGCGAAGAAGAAATCTACATGCGCATCACGCTCAACGAGCCTGCCTCTGTTCGTGGCGACTACCGCCACCGCCAGCACGTCGCGGAGCGTACGGCTGGCTGGAGCTTCGAGCGCTGGCGCCAGGTCCGCGCTCGACTGCTCAAGCGGCACCTGGTGAACGGCAATAGCGTGCTCACCAAGTGGGGGCTGAACGTCCTGACCTACCGCGATAGCAAGCTGCTGCGGCACCTGAAAACAGCGGCGCCCATCCACGCCGCCCGCTGACATCCACCGCGTTTCATATACCCGAGCCAGCCTTCAAGCTGGCTCGTTTTGTTTTGACAGGACCGCCCGGTCACGGTATAGACCTACACGGTTTCGGCCCCTAACCGGCCGAACAACCTGCCCCCATGAAACGGAGAGACACCCGATGGCACACGTTGACACGAAGCAGCTAATCCAGCTCGGCGCGCGAGCTGAGGTGATCCGATTGAGCGGCGCGCTGCACGACCTGCTGACGACGTTCCCGAATTTCCGCGCTCTCCCCGAGCTGCGGTTTTTGGTTCACCGACCTGTCGGACGTCCCGCCAGACCCGAGCCCACCAATGGCGAAATCCCCGAAGCCAAAACGCGGCAGACCAGGAAGCGAAAGCCCAAGATCAGCGCTGCAGGCCGCGCCGCCATCTCGGCGGCGCAGAAAGCCCGCTGGGCCGCACAGAAAGCAGCGGCAGGCGCCACCACTCCCAAGCGAAAGAAGGACTAGCCGTATGTCGCAGACTCCGATCGATTTGTCCGATGGCAAGGCGATGGTCGCGTGCGTCATCGGACGTGGCTACAAGCTGCCCAAGGACATCAGCGGCCATCCCCAGGTCGCGGTCTACAACGGGCTGGAGAAATTCGACACGGGCGCGCTCCCGCCCCTGCCCCCCAAGGACGTGCTGAAAGCCGTCGTCTACACCGATGGTCTGGCGCTCGATCGCACGCAGGCGCTGCAGCACGAGGCGAAGCGTCGCGGGATCCTGTACGTGAGCCGCAACACGGACGGCAGCCTCACCGACCTGCTGCGGAACTGGATCGCCACCAGTCCGCGCGCCGGTCATCTCGCCGGGACCAACGGGCATCACGTGGACGAGCCCGAGATTGACCCCAGCGGCCCGCCACCGCCGCACGAGCCCATCGAGCTGCAGCACACCAAGGATCGCGTCAACGCGCCCCGTGGCGCGATTCAGGAGCTGGTGAAGGAGAACCACGACCCGCACGCGCCGGTCTCAGCGGAAGCGCGCCGCCTGGTGGACATCGCCAAGCGGAAGGGATTCCCGACGACGGTTGCCAGCGTGGAGCAGGCGATCCGCACCTATCGGCGGCGCCACGGCATCGGTGGCGTTCCCGAGTCGCTGCTGCCGCCCGAAGAGCGCGACCGCCTGGCAGCGCTCAAGACCCTGGACGACGCTATCGCCGGTCTGCAGCTGATGCGCGATTGGGTGGAGCGGACGGAAGCCGAGAACGTACAGCTGAAAGCGAAGCTCGCCGCGATCCAGGGTGTGTTCGGATCTGTCAAGTAGGACCAAAGGACGATACGGTCTCCCCGGCCGTATCGTCCGTTTTTGTCTGTTTGAGTAAGAACGCTGGCAGTCACCCCAGCGTCATACCCGCGCTAAAGCCGCAGGTATATTGAATTTATTTTCAAATACCTGCGCTGGACCCCTTGACGACTGCGTGACGCGGTTGCAGGATCCCGCCTCAGCTCGCACGGACGCATGGCGCGTTCGTGGGAAAGAGGACCGGAGCTGCCGCCGACCGCAACCAGGGGAGACAGCCCGTCTGCCCGGAAGAGGGAAGCGAACGACCCCGGCCCGACGAGAGCTTACCATGCTGACCGAAACGCAGCCATCCGGGATCGTGCGGGTATCGGCGTGCCTGGACAAGCAGATCCTGCACATCGACCTGCACCCCTGCGGCGCGGACGGCAGCACGATCGCGCGAGCCCTGGCCGCGATCCAGGGCGCGCTGCAGGCGCTGGAAGAGGGGGGCCGATGGCCGAACCCGACGACGACAACGAGCAGTTTCGCGCTGCCTGTGCCGAGCACGCCAAGAAGCTGACCGACGAATTCGACGGCGTGACCGTCGAGGTCTGCATCATGGCGACCTGCGGATTCCTGTACCACGTCTGGGCCGCGATGCTGATGGAACGTGGCGTGTCGTTCGAGGACTACGCCACCGAAATCGGCACCACGCTGGGCGGGCTGCACGTCCGCCACAGGGAGATGACGGAGCAGGCCGTAAGCCAGGTCGTGCAGCAGGCCATGCGAGATGCTGGCTTTCAGACGCATTGAAAGGTCATAGGATGGAACGGCAACCACCGCGCTGGTTCGACGTGCGGACAGCCGCGCAGTATGCAGGCGTCAGCGTCGATTCGATCTACAAGGCGTGTTCGCGCAAGGAGCTGCGGCACACTAGAATTGGTGGCAGACGTGTGCTAAAGTTCCTCCCTGAGTGGCTCGACGAATGGATTGCGGCGACCGTGGTGGAGCCGCAGCAGGAGCCGCCGAAGGGGGACGCGAATGGGTCTCTACAAACGGTGTGAGCACAAGGACACGAAAGCCGAGAACGACTGCAGCCACGACTGGTGGGGGCAGTTCATGTTCGGCGGAACCAACTACCGCACCAACCTGGTGAAGTGGAGCGGCGAGAAGCTGGACGGGCGGAAGAAGGCGGACGCGGTTTACGAAAGGATGCGCGCTGCCGTACGCGCCGGTACCTTTCGTGAGGGCGAGCGAGAATGCCAGCCGGGAGCAGGCGCGGGCCATCTGGCAGTTCCTGCGGCTGCAGCATCCGAAGCTACCGCCATTCCCAGAGGGCGCGTTCGGGTCGAAGCGTTCGCCGCCGACTTCGTGACGCGGCACATCAAGTTCGAGGGCCACACGACCGGCGAGCGCATCGTGGAGTACTTCGTTGAGGCATTCGGGCCGCGCCTGGTGGACACGATCACGACCGACGAAATCCGTGACCTGATCACCAAGTTCAAGCAGCCGTACGTGCCGACGAACCGCAAGAAGAAGATCACGCGGAGCGACGGCCGGATGGACCGCATCATCTGCGGCTGGCGCTCGATGATCAACTGGGGCGTCAGCGAGGGCTACCTGCTGCGTTCGCCGTTCAAGAGCATCGTGACCGGCAAGCCCGTGATCAAGGAGACCAAGGCCGAGAACAAGATCGAGGTGCGGGTCAGCGAGGACGAGCTTGACGTCATCCGCTGCCACGTCCACGACTACGTGGCGGACCTGATCGACGCTGCCGTGGACACCGGGATGCGCCACAGCGAGCGCATGGCGCTGCAGGTCGGAGACCTGGACGCGCGGCCCGGCTGGATTCGCTGTCGGCGTGAGACGGTCAAGGGGACGCGCCGGAGCCGCAAGCCCCGGGACATCCCGATCGCTACTACCCGCCTGGCGAAGCTGCTGAACAAGTGGCGCAAGGACGCCAGCGGGCGCGCGAAGGGTGGCGAAGAGCTGCTGTTCTCGTTCGACGGCACCACGGAGCTGCCGGGCTACTACGCCAACTGGAAAACCGGCTGCGAGAAGGCCGGTCGGCCGAAGCTGCGCGAACACGACCTGCGCCACGAGTGCGCGAGCCGCCTGGTGGAATCCGGGATGCCGCTGCCAGAGGTGCAGAAGATCCTGGGCCACAAGCGCATCGAGACCACCATGCGGTACCTGAGCGTGCTGGAAGATAAGCTCGTCCAGAACATGCGCAAGCTGCAGGGCTACACGGGAGAGGGCGAGGGCAACGGCCCGCGTCCTAGCACAAATAGCACGGGGAACGGGCAGAAGGACCGTCGAGGGCTGCGGATCGTCCCGCCAGCCAGCGAAGCGTAAAGGCAAGACAATCAAAGGTTTCGGGTAGACGAGCTACTAGCCCGGGTAGCCTACCCCCCAAAGGCAGCCGGCATCCCATTCGGAACGTCCGGTCCTACCTGAAACCCTTGATTTTGCTGCTCTGTTGTCGGTGGGCGTCTGCGTAGTTCTGACGCTCCCTAGCACCAGGTAGCACAAGGCACCCCTGGCGCCGGAGCTGGCGCCCTGGCGCCAGGGGCGGATTGTACTTCAGGTGGAAGAGACCAGGAGCGGCCCGTGCTCATCGCAGGCCGACCCGAGCTGACAGTCTCTGAACGGCAGCGGCAGCGTGACGCCTGGCTCGAAGAGCGACGCACCGGGATCGGCGCCAGCGACGCCGCGATCATCCTGGGCATCTCCAAGTGGAAGAGCCCCCTGCAGCTCTTCGCGGAGAAGGCGGGCCTGGCCGACATCCCAGAGGACGAAAAGGACTACCTGAGCTGGGGGCACCGGCTCGAACCCGTCATCGCTGGCGCCTACCAGGACGAGACCGACCGGCTGACGCTCGACCCGGGCGACTTCGCCATCGAGCGCAGCGCCGACGTGCCGTTCATGCTGGCGACGATCGATCGGTTCATCGTCGGCTGGCCGATGGACCGGCCGCGCCCCGAGTACGCGCCAGAAGGATCCAGCGCAGGCCCGGCCCGTGGCGTCCTGGAGCTGAAAACCGCGAACGCCTTCCGCCGCGAGGAATGGAAGGACGAACCCCCGCTGGCCTACCAGATCCAGCTGCAGCACCAGCTCGCCGTCACCGGGCTGCAGTGGGGCAGCATCGCCGTTCTCATCGGCGGCCAGCAGTTCCTGTGGACCGACATCGCGCGGAACCAGCCGTTCATCGACGCGCTGATTGCCGCTGAGGAACGGTTCTGGCGCCGCGTGCAGACTAAGGAAGCGCCTGAACCCGACAGCTCGCAGAGCGCCACCAAGATCCTCCACGCGCTCTATCCCCGCGAGCTGCACGACGCCACCGACCTGCCGATCGAAGCCGTCGAGTGGGACCGCGATCGGACCCTGGCGATGGAGATCATCCGCACGCAGGAAGCCGTCAAGCGCGAGACCGAAAACCGGATCAAGGCGGCGATGGGCGATCACGCGGTCGGCATCCTGCCGAGCGGCGCCCGCTACACCTGGAAGAGCAGCACCCGCGCTGGCTACACGGTCGCGCCGACCAGCGTGCGCACGCTGCGGAGGACCGGCCAGTGATTCAACAGCACCGAGTAGCCCAGATGCTCGCGCTCGAAGCCCGCTGCCAGGAAGCCGAGAACGCCTACCACGTGGCGTGTGACGCCGTGGCCGCCGCCGAACGCGAACTGAAAGAAGCCACCGACGACTTGGTTCGCCTCTGCCGCACGGCGCTGCATGAGCAGCCCGACGACGAGGCTGTTGCCCTGGAGACCGACCGATGACCGAACCGTTTGAGCTGACCCCGCCGACCGAGCTGCCGCCGACCGGACTGCCGGAGCAGTACGAAATCACCGACCGCCCGGCCCGCACGTCGAAGCGAGCGCCGCACGTCAGCCCCGCGCTGCTGGCGGACCTGGCCGAGACGATCAGGACCGAGAAGGCGATCACCTTCAACGTCGAGAGCTTCACCGAAAAGGAAGTGGCGCGACTGACGAACCGGCTCAACGCGCTGGGCCGCAACGCCGCCCGCGACTTCCTGGTCCGCACCCGGTTTGCCGAAGGCCGCGTCTACGCCTGGGCCGTCCCGAAGCAGGCCACGGTGAAGCGCCCGAAGCCGCCGAAGGACAAGGACTGACCCCATGACCATCACGCTGATCGTCGTCACCATCCTGGTCGTGGCTGGCGTGCTCGCCGTCGTTGTCACGCTCTTGCGGCACGAGGACGACGACCGCGTGATGCCCCCGAACTGGCGCCGCGAGCAGTGGCGGGAACACGAGCAGGACCGATGACCCCCCGCCGCATTCCGCTGTGGGCGCGACAGCGAGCCGCGAAGCTCGAAGCTGCTGCCGCGTACGACCCCAACGCCGCCCGCGAGCTGGAGCAGCTCCTTGACCGCTGCCAGGACGGCGAACTCGAAAGCGAGGAACCACGTGGCGCAGATGGTCACGACGAAAGACAAGATGGCGACGGTGCGGCAGCTGGTGGAACGGCAGATCCCGGAGCTGCGCCGCGCCGTCCCGAGAGGGATTGACCCGCAGCGCTTCGCCAGGGTCGCGCTGACGACGTTCCAGCAGGTGCCCGCGCTGCTCGACTGCACCCCCGCATCCCTGATGGGATCGATGATGCAGGCCGCCGCCTGGGGGCTGGAGCTGGATCCGGTACTGGGTCAGGCGTATCTGGTCCCGTACCGCGATCGGTGTCAGCTGATTATCGGCTACCAGGGTCTCATCGAGCTGGCGCGTCGCAGCGGCGAGGTGCGGAACGTCATCGCCCGCGCCGTCTACGAACGTGACGCGTTCCGCTACCGATTCGGGATTGACGAGCGCCTGGAGCACGAGCCGCACCCGGGCAGCGAGCCAGGCGCGCTGACGTTCGTCTACGCCGTCGCCACGTTCACCGACAACGCGAAGGCGTTCGACGTGATGAGCCTGGCGGACGTCGAGAAGATCCGCGAGCGCTCAGCCGCCAAGAACAGCGGCCCCTGGAAAACCGACTACGAGGCGATGGCGAAAAAGACCGTCATTCGCCGGCTGTGCAAGTACCTGCCCAAGAGCATCGAGCTGGCGCAGGCGCTCCACCTGGACGAGCAGGCCGACCGTGCCGAACAGGCGCTCACGATCGACATCCCGATCGATGGCGTCAAGGAGCCGAAACCCAACGGCTCCACGCTCGACCAGCTGGCCGCCACGATGGCGCCGCCCCCCGAACCCGAGATGACGATTGCCGAAGCCGCCAAGGCTGAACGCGCCGCGCGCCGTGAACGCGAGCCCGGCGAGGAAGGATGACGTATGGAAATCACCCGTGACCAGGCCGCCGCCATCCTGGGCGTCACCAAGTACCGGATTATGACGATGATCGGTGAGGGACGCATTGCGCCGTGCAACCTGCCGAAGCCTGGCGCGACGCGGTTCGTTATGAAATTTGACGAGGCCGCCGTCCGTGGCGTCAAGCGCTCGCTGGCAGGCGAGACCAACGGCCACCTGTTCACGCCGCCGCCCGAAGCGCCGCCGAATCCGTCCGCGCTGTCGATCGTCCTGGCGCTGGCGCAGGTCGAAGCCGACAAGCGCGAGCTGCTGCTCAAGATCGCGCAGCGATACACCGCACACGAACTGGCGCTGCTCGCGGGCCTGTAATGCTCGGTACCATCGTGCTCAGCTCCCGCCGATCCGATTGGCGGACGCCGCCCGAGCTGTGGCAACCGCTCGTTGAGGAATTCGGGATCACGCTGGACGTCTGCGCGAACGCAGGCAACAGCATCGTGCCGCGCTACATCGGGCCGGGCCATCCCGACCCGATGATGCGCGACGCGGTACGGATGCTGACCTGGGGCAGCGGCGAGGTGTGCTTTATGAACCCGCCGTACTCCCGGGAAGATGGGATCGACATCGCCCCGTTCATCGACACGGCCGAGAGCGCCGCGCTGCTCGACGGGAACACGGTCATCGCCCTGGTCCCGGCGCGCACCGATACCCGCTGGTGGCACGCGAACATCATGGGCAGCGCCGACGAGGTGCGGCTGATTCCGCACCGCGTCCGGTTCCTGCGGCCAGACGGCACGCGCGCTGAGAGCGCCACGTTTCCCAGCGCCGTCGTGATCTGGCGCCCGCCTGGGAAGCTGCGCAATCGGTCCACACGGTTCGTCACCTGGGATTACCTGTGAATCGGCGGTTCGCCAGCGTGGAGCCGAGCATCTGGACGTCCGAGACCGGGCGCGAGTGGCGTCACCTGGGCGCGGAGTACTGGACGCTGGGCCTGTATCTCATCACCAGCCCGCACGCGAACCAGTACGGCCTGTACTACCTGCCAATGGTCGTGATGGTCGAGGAAACCGGCCTGGCCCGCGCGAGCTGCATCGCCGTGCTGCAAGCCTTCACGACGCAGGACTACGCGTTCTACGACGAGCGCACCGAGTGGACCTGGATCAAGAACATGGCCGCTCGGCAGATGCAGCTGACGCACCAGCCGAATCCGCGCGAGCCGCGCATCGTGGGCCTGCGCAAGTGGTACGAGAGCTGCCCGGGTAATCCGTTCCTGGGCGCGTTCTGGGATCACTACCACGAGCTGTTCGGCCTGGACGAGCGCCGCGAAGGCAGCAAGTGGACGCTGCCGAAGCTGGCGACGGTCGGCAACGGGGAAGAGCGCTCGCGCCTGGTCGCACTGTTCGAGCAGTGGTTCGCGCACTATCCGAAACCGGCCGGGAAGCGCGCCGCGCTTGAGGAATGGCTGCGGCTGAACCCGCCACCGGACGACGCGTTTACGCTGCAGTGCATCTCGGCCGTCGAGCGCCAGAAAACCATGCCGTCCTGGATCAAGGAAGGCGGGCGCTACATCCCGGAACCCGAAGCCTGGCTCCGTAAGGGGCGCTGGACCGACACGGCACCCGACGTGCCGATCGTGACCGATGAGGACGCCACGCGCATCGAGACGTACGGCAGCTGGATCCAGGGCCATGACCGAAGCTGACCGCGCCGCGTTTGCCGAGCTGCTGCTGCGGCTCGACACCGTGTACGAGAAAAAGCCGAGCAAGATCCGCGCTGAGGAGTACTGGCGCGCGTTCCTGCCGGTCCCGATCGGCGCGCTGCGGGATGCCGTGTCGATCCACATGCAGGCGTCCGACCGCTTCCCGCGCATCAGCACGCTGCACGCCATCGTCGCCCGCGTGCAGACGCAGCACGCGACGCGCGCCCTGCCGCCGCCGACGATCGAGATTGACGGAGACCGCGCCTACAGCTGCCTGCACTGCCGCGACACCGGCTGGCAGCTCGCCAACGGGAACGGGATCGAGAGCGACACCGATCGGCCGCCTGGCAAAGCGCACACCGTGACGCCGTGCTACTGCCCGCGAGGCCAGGCGCACCGAGAGGCCCGCCATGCCCGTTCGCACTATCAGCTTTATCGTCCCCGGGGATTCGAGACCGAAGGGTAGCACCCGCGCGTTCGTGGTGAACGGCCGCGCCGTCACGACGTCCGCCACGGTCGGTCTCAAGGAATGGGAGCAGCGCATCGCCATCGCTGCCGGATTCGCCGCGCAGGGAACCACGTTCCCGCAAGCGGTTCGGGTCACGGCGAATTTTTTTTTGTGGCGCCCGGCGTCGCTGCCCAAGCGCGTCACCGACCATCTCACCGAACCCGACCTGGACAAGCTGACCCGCGCGCTGGGCGACGGCCTGGCCCGCGTGCTGTTCCCGAACGACAAGCAGATCACCGAGTGGCACTGCCGCAAGCACTACGCCGAGCCTGGCACCCTGCCGCGCATCGAGGTGACGGTCGAGGGCGAGACCGATCCGAACATCCGCCCACGTGTCCCGCATCCCGAGCTGAGGTTTGACGATGAGCCGACAACGACGGACCCGCAAGATCCGCAGACGTGAAAACGCGCTGCTCCGCACCGGAAAGAAATCATGGCGGCACACGCTGGTTTCAGGACGAACGGGCAGCGCGCACGACAAGAAACCAAAAGGCCGCACCTAACCGTTAGGTCTCAAAAAAGTGATATAGCCGCGCTTCACCTGATGTGCGTCGCGGGTTCACCCTGCGACGCATGTCAGACCCCACCGCAGCCGAACGGATCGCCAACCTCCGCGATCTCGTCAACAACCAGAACGTCAACGGACTGAACGCGGGCCAGGCGACGGCCGTCGCCCGCGAGCTGGACGGCATCCTCGCGTCGATCGGCACCGAGGTGAAGCCGGACGACACGCCGCCCCTGGTGATGCACGGGCCGGAGCCGCCGCCTGAGCCCGAGCCGCCGCGTCGCGGCCGACGCGTGTAGCCGTGCAGACCTACGCGTTCGAGGAAGGCGCGTTCGTCAGCCTGGCGCGGCTCGACGCGCGCACGTTCCTGAGCTACCAGCAGCAGGCGAGCGGGTACCTCAAGGTTCTGCAGCTCGGCACCGAGCAGTACGTCCTGCAGCGCCACATCGGCGGCGCCGCCGCGTTCCCGCTGCTCCACACCTGGCAGGGTCAGCTCATCGTCGGCTGGCGCTCTGGCGACGAGCAGGGAATCCTGAACATCCAGTCTGTGTTCGGTGGTTGGGAGACGACCATCGAGCAGGCGGGCGGCAATGAGCCCTTCGCGTTCGAGGGCGACTACATCTACTGGCAGCATCCGAGCGCGGGCTACCCGATCCGACGTGCGCGGATCAACCCGAACCCAGTCGCTGAGAACACCGGCCAGCTCGGAGCCGCGACCGGCATCTCGCGCGTGCAGAACGGCATCTGCATCCTGCGCGACAACGATCGGTTCTACAACGGGCTGACGTTCCCGGCCTACAGCACCAACGGTCACGTCGCGTGCGAAGGCAGCACGGGCGGCACCGTCGTGTTCCGCGAGCTGGACGACTACCAGGCCATCGCCTTCCCCGGCATGGACTCGTTCATGCCGAAGATTCTGGACAACGGCGATGGCGTCCTTACGGCGACGTGGGGCGCTGGCAGCGTGCGCGTCGCGTCCTTCCAGGCTGCCGATTTCGTCAACCCCAACCCGCCAGACCCCGAGCCGGAACCGGAACCCGAACCGGAGCCCGAGCCGGAGCCGCCCCCGAGCGGAGACAACGTGACCTACGACGACATCCACCGCTACATGAACGACCTGACGAACGACCTGCTGTTCGGCGCGATTCAGCGCTGGCACGACGAGGTGCTGCCGCGCGACCGCCCCAAGGATCCGGTCATCAAGGCCGCCGACGATTCCGACTTCTCAACGCGCGACGTGACGACGGGCGGGGCGATGGGGTTCTTCGTCCGCAGCTACGTCAGCGAATTCATCATCGCCCGCGACAAGGGCCGCGACCAGGCGCACGCGTCCGGCGACGGCTACGACGCCGCGTTCAAGGCGTACACCAACGCGGTCAATCCGCCACCGCCGATCGACCCGCTCGACCCGCAGCCGCCGCCCACGTCCGCGATCGACGTCGAGGGCCGCCACTTCGTGCGGTAACGGCAATGGACATCTACCGCATCTACGGCCACTCGTGCCTGTCGGCGCTGCGCCCTGGCTGGGAGTACCGGCCCGCGCTGGACGAGGACCAGGCGCTCGGCTCGCGCATGGTCCGCGTGTTCTGCGGCGCGCTGCCCTGGTGCGGCCAGGAGCTGTCGCACGTCTACGACCGGCTGCCCACGTTCCTGGACGAGTGCAACGCCCGGGGGATGGACGTCTACTGCAGCTACATCACCGAGGCCGGGACCGGCTACGACCTGGAAGCCCATGTAGACACGATCGAGGACATCGTGCGCGGTCGGCTCAACGTGCTGCGAGAAGTAGCCAACGAGCCGTACCACGGGTCGCAGGGCGGGAGATTGTCACCCGACCGCTGCCTGGACCTGGCCGACCGCATGGACGCGCCTACGGGCCTTGGAGCGCCTGCAGACGACGAATCCACCGAGTACGGATCCGGCGCGTTCCAGCCCTGGCACCGGGACCGCAGCCGCGACCAGTGGAACCAGGTCCGCCGCCAGCGCGAAGGTGAAGCGCTGAGCGGGACGCTGCACAAGCCCGTGTTTGACCAGGAAGGAATCGGCGCGGGCGAGGTGGACGAACCGGGCAAACGCGAAGCCGACCCGTCCATCTTCTTCACGCAGGCGATCCTCGCCAGGCTGTTCGAGCTGGGCGGGACCATCTTCCATTCGCAGAACGGCCTGGACGCGACGACGCTGCAGCCGAACCAGCGCGCGTGCGCCGAGGCATTCCGGGACGGCTGGTTCCTCTGGAACGACCCGCGCCAGGTCAGCTACCAGAACAGCAACGTGAACGGCGGCTGGGAGAACAGCCCCGTGCAGTGGCACAACGTGAACACGTGCGTCCGCGCCTACAGCGGCACGGTCGATCGGGACGGGTTCACCGTGGCGCTCGGTCTGACCGCTGACCCCGAGATTCAGTGGGGCGCGGGCTGGGTGTGCCAGGGCATCATGGACGCGCGCCCTGGCGTCACCGTCTATCGCGTCTCGCGGTAGGTCGAGGCCGCCAGCGATTCGAGCGGCGCGCTGAGGTTCTGCAGCAGGTCCGGTCGGCCGCCCTGCAGCGCGATGCGCGCCACGTCGTTGACGTCGCCCATCTGGTCGCGCAGCGCGCGGCGCAGCAGTTCGGCCTTGAGCACGTCGGGCAGCCCCTTGTAGCCCGGCATGTTCATCACCGAATCCAGGATGACGCGCGTTGCGCGACCCCGCGTCTGGCGCAGGGTGAAGCTCTCGTCCCCGGTCAGCTGCCGCGCGCCAGGCGCCATCTCCGAGAAGTTGATCCGGTCGGTCGGCAGCCCGATGTCCAGGCCGAGCCGCGACAGCTCCAGCGCCACCGGGTCCGTCGTGACCGGCGTCATCTCCGGGACCACCACCGCCGACTGGCGCTCGCGCTGCGCCGCCTCACCGAACCGGGTCAGGCGCGGCTGCACCGTGAACGACGCCCCCGGGATCCCGGTCTTGAGCGTTTCGATCACGCCTTCCGGCTGACGCACGGTCGGGTCGATAAACTGCGCGACGTTCCGCTGCAGGCCGGACAGCGGGACGAACCCGGATGCGACGCGCGCAAAGAAGCCGGACGACGCCCGTTCAGGATCGTTGATCGCTTTCACCAGGTCGCCCAGCCCCGACAGGAACGACTGGTCGAGCGCCGACTTGCCGACGCGCAGCATGGTCTGCGCCGCGATCGATTCGAGTTTCTCGGCCTTGGTTTTTTCGGTCGCGTCCTGCGACGCTTCCTGCCACGCCTCAAACCCGTTGGCGATGATCGACAGCGGTACCGAGAACGGCTGCGCCAGGGTGTAGCTCACCCAGCGGTTGCCGATGCGCACGCTGTTCGGGCGCCAGCCTTCCTCGTAGAGCGCCGCGCGCTTCGCCGGATCCTTCGGCCCGCTGCCCGAGATGTTGCCGGTTGCCGCGTAGTACGCGATCGGCAGCATGGCGAGCGTGCCCATCGCCGCCTCACCCCGTGCGATCGTCTGCTCGCGCAGGTCGTCGGACTGCCGCGCTCGCTTCATCAGGAACCCGACCGGCGTGTGCTCGGCGCCCTGCTTCATAATGTTCGAGACCGTGCGCACGAACGGGATCACGTACTGCAGCGGCGGCACGACTTTCTTGAGGCTGATCAGCAGATTCGCCGCCGTCCCCGGATCCTCCTGGAATACGGCGCGCTCGGCCGCCTTGGCGATGATGGCTTTCAGCTCGCCGGACGGATTGGCGCGCATCCCCGTCATCAGGTCGGCCACGCGATTGGTGAACGCCGTCCCCTCCAGCCCTTCGCGCTCGGCGTGCTTGCGCGCCGCCTGGTAGGTCAGCCCGTACAGCTCCATCGAGCCGTTCAGATTGCGGAACAGCCGGTCAGCCGCTTCGAGCAGACGCCCCGGGTAGTTCAGCGGGTTGCGCCCGCCACCAGGCATTTCGGTTTTCGGCAGGTAGACCGGGCCTTCCGTGTTCTGCAGCCCTTCGCGGATGGCGGTTGGCGAGAATCCGTACTTCAGCGTTTCGGTGAAATCCTCCCACGCCTTCTGTGCCCCGGCGAATCCACCCTGCAGCTCGTGCAGGACTTCCTTCGAGTAGACCTGGCGTTCCGATCCCGTGAGCAGCGACTGCAGCGCATCGAGCCCGCCCGTGCCCAGCTTCACGGCCAGGCGCGAGACGAGCCGCGACGCGTTGCCCAGGAAGTTGCGTTCCTGCGTCTTGATCCCCGACAGGATGTTGCTCATGTAGTAGTCGCCAATGCGCGCCATGAGCCCACGCTGTTCGTGCTTCCGCAGTTCCTGGAACGCCTTCACCGGGTCGTCGGACAGGTTCGTCATAATGTCCGCGAAATCGATCGTGTCCTTTCGCAGCCGACCACGATCGAGCAGCTCGCGGACGAGCCGAAATTCGTGCGGCATGATGCGCGCACCGGCCTTGTAAATCTGCAGCGCGCGGCCCGCTTCCGATCGCAGGCCCATGTAGTTCAGAAACAGCACGCTCCAGCGCTGTTTGAGCTGGTGCAGCTCCAGCAGGTCGGCATCGGTTCCGCCCGTGTCCTTGATCTTCCGCGCGACCTGGCGGATGTCGTCCTGCGTGGACGCGACCGCATCCATGTAGGCCGAGTGGCCGGACGCCGCCATGTTGAACCCGGGCGCCAGCTTGTCCTTCGTGGACAGCGCCATCTCCGCGCCGAGCGCCTTCGTGCGCACGTTCGGCTGACGCCCACGGCGATGCGCTTCGAGCACGTCGAGCCCGCGTTCGTAGTTGCCCTGGCCGAGCGACTCGACCACCAGATCCTCGATGCCGTCACGCTGCTCTTCCGGGAATCGCTCGAACCCCAGCTCTTCGCGCTGCGCCTTCGGCATCCGCCGCGCTGCCGGGACGTCACCACCCATGAACCGGATCACTTCGTTCTCGGCGGCGCGACGCGCCTCCTTCGTCTTGACGTTGACGCGGCCAGACGGCCCGCCTTCCGAGTACGTGCCGGTCGGCGTGACGGTCTTGGTGCCACGGCTCGGCGTGCGGTTCATCCCGGGCGCCGTATCGAACGTGCCCTGCGGACCCGGTACGCGATGCTCGACGGTCGTCCCAGCCTTGGCCTGGCTGCCAGCGGCGGCTTGGGCGGCCCGCGACGCCATGCGCGATCCGAGAAACCGCGCGAGCGCCGCACTACCGCCAGCACCAGCCAGACCGCCGAGCAGCGCGTACTGGATCCGCTCCTGCGTCGTGTCGCCCTGCGTGCCGCCCACGAGCGCGCCGCCCGCGCCGCCTGCGACCGCTGACACCAGCTCGGCGGAAATCTCGCCGCGCCGATTGCCGAGAATGTCGTCAACGTCCTTGCCGTAAACGGGCTTGTCCCACAGGGGCCGCTTGCGCTTGAAGAGGCCGGACAGATTGTTGTTGGCGGTCTCCATCATGGCGAGCAGCTGGTCGCCACTTTCGATCCGCCAGCCGAGCCCGCGCAGACCTTCGGCCAGCTCGCTGGGGGTCTTGCCTTCCGTGGCGAATACGCCCTTCACCCCGCCGAGCACATCGGGCTGCACCTTGTCGAACGTCTTGCTTGTCCAGATACCCCAGCCGCGCTTTTTGTTCTTGTACTTCTGCGCCATCGTCGGGCGCGCTTCCATCAGGCGTTCGATCTCGCCCGATTCCTCCAGGCGCTTCGGCCCGCCGCCAGGGAGCTGCGTCCAGTGCTTCTTGGGCTTCTTCGGCACGATGCGCAGCCCGCCCATCGCCGCCACGTCCTCCAGCAGCTGCCGCGAGCCGTAGTCGTTCCCCTCTCGCTCCAGGTCGGCGGCAATCTCCTTGTCGGCCTTGGCCTGTTCCGCCCGGCGCGCAGCATCCTGCTTCCGGCGCAGCGCTTCGAGCTTCCTGCCCGTGAGCCCTTCGGGGTTGTCCTGGCTAAAAGGGAATTCCTCGCTGCCGCGCTTCACCCCTTTTCTGCCGGACTCGATCGCTTCGCGTTCGGCGGCTTCAACGGTGCCCTTGCGCGGCTTGCGCGGCTTGCGAATCCCGAGCTTCTCCCCGAGCTTCTGCAGTGGCGTCGGCGGCGGCGCTGGCGGCCCGTCGATCAGCTCATCGATCTGGCGCCTGGCGTTCTCAATGGACTTGGCGTCCCTGAGAATCATGTGGCCGTCTTTTTCAATCCAAACGCTGCCGTCCACCTCGTGCTGCCGAATGAGGTAGCCGCGATAGGCACCTGGCTTGAGCACCGCCACAGTTGACGGCGGCGCAGGCGGCTTGCCTGGCGGCTTGCCCTTGCGCGGCGCAGCAGCGGCAGGCGGCGGCGGCTCGTCGCGCTTGGGGACGACGGCGATCGAGTCGCCGTGCGGAAACTGCTTGCGCGCCTTGAGCAGCGCCTTGCGCTGGGTATCCGCTTCCACCTCGCCCAGCGTCTGCCCCGTGTGCTTGTTCACCACGCTGTACTTCTGCGGCTTCGGAACGCCCAGCGTATCTGCCAGCTTCTGCTTCGGCGTCTTGGGTGCAGGCTTCACCTCAGCGATCTTGACGAGCCCAGCGGGCGGCTCGTCAAAATCCTCGTCTGGTGGCGTGATGCGGCTCGTGCCACCGCGTCCGCCCTTCGCGCGCTTGGCGATTTCGGCTTCCGCCTCCGCGATGCTCTCCTGGATCCAGTCGTCACCGTGCCGCTCACCAAAGGTCGCAATGTCCTCCGCGACGATTTCCTCAAAATCGTCCACGCGCTCCTGCAGCTCAGCGAGCCGTTTCGGGTTTGCCTTCGGGTTCGCACGCTCCTTCTCCAGCGCCTCCTTGAATGCGGCGCGGTTGACATAGTGCGTGCGGAACCACCCGCGATCCGTCTCGCTATCCGCCGCGTACGTCGTTGGCGGCTCCCGCCTGCCCTGTTCGTCATGGATCGCCCGCAGCGTTTTGAGCTGCCACGCTCTGCGATCCGGATCTTCACCGAGATGAGAATCGACGTCGTGCAGATCGTCCTTGAGCTGCTCCAGCTCGTCGTCGCTCAGATCCTTCACGCGGGCGAGCCGCGCTTCCACGTCGCCGCGAGTCGGTGGCGGCGGCGCCGCCGCACCAGCAGCCGCGATCGGTTCTGGCGGCGGTTCCGGTTCGGGCAGGTCGAGCCGACCGCGTACCTGCTGACCAGGGACGTCCACGACCGGCGTGTGCGGCGCCTCTTCCGGGATGCCAAACAGCGTGCGCAGCCCCGACTGCGGGACCACCGGGTTCGTCAGGTCGAACGGCGGCGGTTCCTGCGTCGGCAGGTCGAATTCGGCGGCTGGCACCTCGACGTCGCGCACGCCGCCCACGCTGCCAGGCAGCCGCGCCTGGCCGCCCGTGTCGAACGGCGGCGGCTGCGGACCAGGACCAGCGGGCGGCGGCACACCACCAGCCGCGTCTGGCGGTTCCTCGTCCCACGGGAAACGCGGCGGCGGCTCCGGCTCCAGCTGCTCGCCGCGCAGCGTGAGCGGCGGCGGCTCGCCACCAGGCGCCATGCGCCAATCGCCAACCGCCGGTACACCCGGCAGCGTCGGCGGCGCCCCGCCTTCCGGTCCCATCGGCGCTCGTGGCGGCGGCGGGGGATCGCCCCCGAGCATTTCCCAAATCTCGTTGAACCCCTGCTTGAGCATGGTCAGGCGGCCCGCTTCGCGGCGGCGCGCACTGGCGGCCACTTCGCGCAGCGCGGCCAGCTGCTGTTGACGCCTGGTGCCCGCCTCTACGGCCGCCTGGTCGGCCGCTTCCCACGCCGCCGATTCCCGGCCAGCTGCGCGCCGTCGCTCGCTGCGCGCAATCTCAATCAGCTGCGCCTGCTCCCGCGCCGCGCGCTCTTCGTTCAGCCGCGTCTGGTAGGCCGCTTCACGTCGGCGCAGATGCCGGGCCGCCTCTTCCTCTTCCGCTGCAATCGCCTGGCGCCGCGCCATGTCGCGCAGCTGGTACATCAGGCTGTTGCGCCGTTCGGTCTCGGCACCCAGACCCGCCTTCATCGCCTCCAGGTCGGACTGACGGCGCATGGCGTCCGCCGTCTCCTGCGCCGCCATGTCCTCGCGCCAGTTCGAGAATCCAGTGAGGCTCTCGTCCACGTCGCGCAGCGCGTCCTCGTACTGCCACTCGTGACGAGCGAGCGCCTCTTCGACGTCGCGGCTGCGCCGCTGCGCCGCGCCGATGTCGGCAGGCAGGTACCGCACGGTCTCCGGGTAGTGGCCCGCGATCAGCGGTCCCTGCATCTCGCCCGTGTCCGTTGGTGTGGGGATGTCCGTCGCCTTGCCAGAAGGCGCTGGGCGGCCCGGGAACAGCTTGTTGAACGCCCACTCGCCCCCGGCGCCGAACGCCCCGCCCAGGCCCGTGGAGACCGCCAGTTCGGTAGCGCTGGGCATCTCGCCGCGATCGATCAGGCTGTGCCCGACCGTCCCGGCTGCGCTCATCCCAGCGCCCTTCGCCGCCGCTCGCGCCATCGTGGCGCTCTTGCCCAGCGGGATGGCGCCGAGACCGGCTTCGAGCGCGATGCCGCCCGCACTCAGATCCTTGCGCAGCCCGCGCGCCTTCTCGTACTCCTGCGCCAGCCATTCCCCGAACCCGCCACCGGCCGCACCGCCCGCGATGCCAGCCGGGACGGCGCCGATACCCAGCGTGCCCGCCGCGCCGAGCGCAGCGCCGCCGAGCCCGCCGACGATCGACGGGACGACACGCAGGCCGGTCGAGATGGCCCAATCGCCAAACGACGAATCAGGCGGCGCAGCTGCCGCCTGCGCTCGCAGCTGCTCGATGCGGCGGCGCTTCCGGCTGCGGAGTTCGGCCAGACGGACAGCGGGATCGAACGGCATGGTCTACCCGCCGCCCTGGCGGAATTGCCGCAGCACCGACTGCAGCTCTTCCTCCGACCAGTTTTCCTGCTGCGCCGCCTGGATGATTTCGGCTTCGGTGAGTTCGCCTGCGTCGGCAGTTCCACGTGGAATACCCGCGCTGGCCCCGAGCTTCCCGAACAGCCCGCCGCTGTACCGTCCCTCAGCCGCGACACGCGCCAGCTCCATCTTGCGCTTGTGCTCCAGCTCGCCCAGGAACAGCGCCTTCGGGTCCAGGCCGAGCGAGAGCGCCAGTTCGCGCAGGCGCTTCTGTTCGGTGATCCCTTCCTGCTGCTGCATCTGGCGCCGCTGCACCATGCGCGGGTCCATGAACGTGGACGCGTCGCGCAGCTCCTGCTCGCGCTGGTAGGCCGGATCCAGCTCCTGCCGCGCCTGCTGCAGCTTGCGAAACGCAACGTCCGCCGAGAGCGCATCGCCCGCCGTTCGTCCGCCCGGGAACAGCGCCTGGCGGCCGAGTCGCTGGGCTTCAACGTCCTCCGCTTCACGACGTGCGTTGCCAGCGGCCAGAAAGGACGAGCGCTCCGCTCCCCAATCCGGCGTGCCCTTGAAACTGAAACCCGCCCGCGCCTTCGCCATGTCGGCGGCCATCGAATCGCCCGGCGAGTACGCCTGCACTGGTTCCTGCGCGAGCCGCAGCCCTTCGGCCGCCTTGGCCGCCAGGTCCGCGCTGGGATCCCCGCCGCCACCGAACAGGCCAGGCGCCTTGACGGGCGGCAGTGCAATCGGGTCGCGCTGCTCGCGCGGGTCCACGTACTTGCGCCCTTCGATCTGCGCCATCTGCCGTTCGGGCAGCGTCCCAGCCCAGTCCTCGATCGACTGGCCGATGCTCAGCGGTTCGCCGTCCGGCCCTCTTGCACCGCTCGGAAACCAGCCGATCGGTTCAGCGACGGGGGCGCCCGTTCGTGGATTGCGATAGACCTGACCAGGACCGGGCATCAGAACCTCCCGCCGCTGAACGACTGCATCCGGCCGCTCTGCGCCGCGCGCCCGAGCCCAGCTACCGCGTCATCGATCCGCCGCTGCCGCTTCGCCATGAATCCGGGATCCATCCCCGCGCCGATACCCTGGCCCTCGTAGCCTGCCGAGCTGAATCCGCCACCGCCACCGCGACCAGGATTCGCCTCAGCGGACGTCATCCCGAACGGCACCATCGACGGCTGCTGAATCCCGCCGCCAAAGTGCATCGCCCGGCGCATGTCCGAACCCGTGAATTCGCGCTGCGCGTTGTCGGGGAAACTGATCGGCCGTCCGGCTCGCGCGTGACTGGCAATCGCCGCGCCCGTGCCCGCTGTGATCAGGGGATCGGGAGCGCCGCCACCGTACGGCGCCCAGTTCGTCATGTGCCGCCCCTGCTTCGCCTCTTCGCCGTACTTGTTGAATCCCTGCTGACGACGGCGCAGCACTTCGTCCACGCCAGCCGCCGCCATCTCGGCATCATCCAGACGCTGCTGCGCCTGCGGCACACCCGTGCCCGTCTGCTGCGCCTTCTTGAGCGCCATCATGGCGTCGAACTTCATCGCGGCCGGATCGACTTCTTGCGGCGAGAGCGACCCGGCCGGACCAAAGGCCCGCGTGGCAATCCCGAGCTTGGCGAGATCCTCAGCTGTGACCTTGCCGATCCGCTGCTGAAATGCCGCGACGTTCCGCGAGCCCTGCGCGCCCTGCCGGATCGAGCTGTTGAAGCCACGGATCAGGTCGCTGGCCCCGCCGTCGCTGCCGCCGAATGAGTACGCCATCAGTAGATCCTTGGCAGCATGGCGAGCTGCCGCATCGCCTGCGGATAAATCCGCTGCCCCAGGTTCGGGTTGCTCGTGCCAGCTGGCGCGAGCTGCTGCACGCCACCGCCGCCACCCGTGCTCGCGGCCGACGCCGCGTTCAGTCCCGCCATCGCCGCACCAGCCGGTCCCGCCTCACCGAGATTCGCGCCGACACCGACGCCACCACCGCCCGCGCCGACGCCGTAGTCCGGCCCGCCATCCGTCCGCTCAGGCGGCGAACCGCTCGCGTCCGTGCCCGTGATGGCGTCAGGGTGATTGCGCGGAACCCAACCGCCTTTCTTGCCCGGGACGAAATCCCCAACGTCAGATCCGCGACCAGGCGTTCCAGCCGCCTGGAACGCTTCCTCGCTGATCAGACCTGGCGCCTGAACACGCTGCGGGCTACTTGCGGCCATTACTTGCGGCTCCTGCGCAGCTGTTCGGCCGCGACAGCTTTCAGGTACCGATCGCGGTCGGCTTCGGTCATCGTCGCCGCCCGATCCGTGTCGCTCGCCGTCTTGTAGGCTGGCGCCTCAAAATTGAAATACAGGTCGTTCACGGATTTCGGCTTCCGCCCGTACGTGTTCGCGTTCTGGCCGACGTGCGTCAGCTCGTGTTCGAGCGTCTCGTCCTGTTCCTGTTCGCTGAGCTGCTCCAGCATCGGGTTGAACCGGATGGTGCGCGGCACGTGGACGTTTACCTCAGCGAATTGAGTGGTGCCGAGCATCTTGTCGTCCCCGACCGTGCGATCGACGTTCCGCGCCGCGTACGGGTACTTCGTGCGCAGGCGCTCGAACGCGCGCATCATCGCCGGGTACTTCGGGTCCGGCACCGAGCGCATCGAGCGCGGCTCGAATACAACCCCCAGCGGCGGTTCATCGGCGCTGCCCAGATACGCCTTGCGCATCTCGGGCTGCTTGTACATCTCCTGCGTGAACAGGTTGTCGCGGTAATCCCCCGTGACGTCCACGCTGTCATCGAAGCGCAGCTCAGGCTTCGGCTCCTTCGCCTGGCCGCCAGTCCGGCGCGCGACGTCGCGCACGAGCGCCATGAACGCGTCGTCGGCCATCTCAGTACCGCGCGCCCTTGAGCATCGAGAGGATCGTGGGCGCGAGCGAGAGCATGTTCGTGCGCTGCAGATCCTGCTCGCGCTGGTTCACGCCCGTGTTGTAGATGTTCGTGTCGAACCCCATGCGGTTCGCGTTCTGCGTGATGCCGCCCTGGTAGCCGAGCTTCTTGCCTTCCCACGCCTGGTCCTCAGCCGCGCGCTCCTGCTGGAATTTCGCGTCCGCCACGCCACGCGCGGTCTCGCCCAGGATGTTGCCAGTGAGCTGGCCTTCAATCCCTGAGCCCTCGATCCCGCGCGAGACCATCTGCGAGCGCAGCGCGGCGAGCGCCTGGTTGGCGATGCGGCCGGATGCGTCCTTCGCGCGAGCGAATCCCTGCGAGGCCGCCGCACTCTTCGCGGCCGGTTCCGGCGCCGCGACGTCTGTTGGTGCAGTCGGTGCCGGTTCGCGCGGCACGGGATCGCCGCGCAGCTTGTTGAGCAGATCCATGATGTCGTCTTTGCTGAGACCGTCACCAGGATCGCTACCGCCGCCACCGCCACCACCGCCGCCACCACCACCGCCGCCCTCGCGCAGCCCGGCACGGCGCGCGTATTCCTCGTCCATCATCAGCTTCTGCTGGTAGTCGGACAGGTCACGCGAGCGCCGGATCTGGTCGGGATCCTCGATCATCGTGGAGCCGCCAGGACTCAGGTTGGTAGACCACATGCCGGTCGTCGGATCGATCCCCGATCGCGCAGCGGTCCCACCGCCCGTGTGCGTGGTGACGCGGCCCATCTGGTCCGTGTACTGCGTCCCGCCGCCGTAAGGGTTGTTCACCGCAGTCGGGTTCGTCGGCAGCGGGTTCGACGGCGCCTGCTGCTGCTGGCCGCCGAACGTCGGCACACCGCCCACCTTCATGCCGCCCGTGCTGCCACCGTACGCCTGCCCAGCGGTCAGCTTCGCTTTGTTCAGTCCGGTCGCCGGGGTTCCGAGCGTCATTCCTGGCATAGCGTGTTCCCGTGTAGCACCGCTCCAACCGCGCGTTAAGCTCGTCTATGCGGACGACGCCGACCAGTCGTCCACGTACAGGTTGCCCGCCGTGCCGTCGCACTCCACGACCACCTCGACCACGCCGTCCTCTTCCGCGACCGGCGTCTGCGTCCCGGTCAGCTGCTCCCAGGCGCCCGAGCCCCCGGTCATCGTCTTGAGCACCAGGTCGTCATCGACGCCCAGCGCCGGATTGGCGAGCAGGATCAGGCGCGGCTGGCCGCCGTTGTAGCTGCCGTCCTTGCGCACGTAGCAGCTCACCGTGACCGCCCGGCCGCTGATGACGGGAACGCGCTTGGGCGAGCCGCGCAGCTTGAACAGCGTGGACGTGCCGAACGTCGGCGTCATCTTCTCGGACGGCGAGGCCGTACGGAACGTCACCGTGTCGTACGCCACCGTGCCCAGGCGCCAATAGAGTTTTTCGTGCGTGTTGGTCGTCTGGTCCTTCCGCTGCCGCACGGCGAACGAGCGCCCGAGCGCCCCGACCGTCATGTTCGTTTCAAACTCGGTCGCGTCCGCGAGGTTGGTGTTGACCAGCGTCAGTTCGATCGTGCAGTTCGTGAGCGCACCAGACGAACCGATCGACGCCGTCGTGTGCGCCACGCGGATGCCTGTCACCACGCCGAACGTGCAATTCTCGAATCGAGCGCGATAGAGGCACTGGCTCTGCGTGAAGCTCATGCCCCGCGCGCAGCCGAATGTCGTGTCCCCGGAGAACGAGCAGTTGCGGAACACGGCACCGACCACAGGCGACGACGCCGCGAAGCTCGCGCCGAGCGCGCCGTTGCCGAAAAACACGCAATCCTCCACGAGCAGGTCGAACACGGGCGAGCTGCACGAAATCGCGCCGACGCCGGTTCCCGCCGTGGGGTTACGCCACAGGGTGCAGTCCTCGATGACGACCCCCTGCAGGCCGCTGCTCGCGGAGAGCGTGATCCCGCGACCGAGGCAGTGGATGTTGCAGCCGGTGATCCGCTTCGAGATCGAGTAGTCAGACGACCCCGAGATCGTGATGCCCGTCCCGCTCCCGCTGGACATCCGGCACGAATCCACCAGGAACGGGCTGGTTGCGTCCTCCATGTTGAAGAACGACCAGGTGCTCGACGCGTTGTTATCCCCGATCCACGTGCAGCGCGTGATCGTGCAGGTCACAGACGCGCTGGCACACGACGAGATGTTGATCGCGTGGATGCTCGAGCTGCCGACACCGATGTTGTAGAACGTGCAGTCCGTCACCGTGAGCGTGCCCGTGACCACGTTCGCGTGCGCCGCGAAGATCAGGCCGTTCGATTCGCCGTCCCGGAAATTGCAGAACGACGCCGAGACTGAGGCTGGCGTCGAGAGCGCGTGCAGCGCGCCGTTCTTGGTGGACGCCGACGAGCCCAGGTAGCGGAAATCCACCCAGGCCCACTCGATCGTTGCGCCCGTCGCGTTCGCCGTCGAGCCGTCGAACTTGCCGTACGACATGAACGTGGACGACACCGAGCGCACCATCACGTTGCGCGTGAGCAGGATGACCTCAGCCTGCGTCAGATTGGCCGCCGTGCCCAGGTGCGACGCCGCGATACCGGCCGACACCGTGATCGACGTCGCCCCAGCCGCCCCGTTGAGCGTCGCGGTCTCGGCATCGGTCGCGGTCTGCGACGTGGACGCGATAGCGATCGTGTCGCCATTGAGCCAGCCCGTGTCCGTGTCCACACCCAGGACGGTCTGCGCCGCCGCTTCATCGGTGTTGAGCAGGCACTGCACCACGTCCTTGCCCAGCGTGCGCGACAGGCCATAGGCGCGGAACACAGCCGTGCCCCAGAGCCGGAACCCGAAATCGCCATCCGCCGCGCAGTCGAATTCGAGGACCGCCGTGGAGTCGCGCGGCATCGACGTGCCGCCCGTCGCGGGGTTCGTGCCGATCGTGAGCGTGCCGCCCGCCCAGACGTCCAGAACGCCCGACAGCCGCAGCACGTAGTTGGTGGCCGCCGCCGTGCCGTAGGCGAGCGTGCCGCCCACGCTGATGCCGAGCGACGAGAGCGTGGTGGACGTGCCGCCGTAATCGGTCGAGGCGGTTTCGTCCATCGTGACGGCGCGGTTCGTCTTGGTGGCCGCCGCCGTCCACTCGCCCAGGACGAACATCGAATCGCCCGCCGCTGGCGCCGCCGTCGTGGTCGTGCGCAGCATCCGCGCCCAGTTACCGGCCGTCCCGTCGCGGTACAGGTTGACCTGGCTCGCGCTGCTCGTCTTGGCGCTCACCGTGTAGAGCGTCGCCGCCAGGAGCAGGACGGGCGCGGCGAACTTGAACAGGATCCACCCGTTCGCGCCCTGGATCGTGACCTGGCCGTTCACGATGTCCGAGACGTTGATCGTGACTTCCGTTCCAGCCACGGTCGCGGCAGCCTGCGCGAGCCGCACGCTCATCGTGCCGGTCGCTGTGACCGCACGCTGCGTGACCTTGACTGCGATTGCGTCGATCGTGATGGCGCCAGGCGTGAACGTCGCGGATTCGACGTACGAGGTTGTCAGAGCCGTGTTGGCCGTTTCGCTGTCGAGCAGGGACGTCGCATCCACCGTGCCCCAGGTGGCCGCCGTCGTCCAATTCCCGTCCGCCGTGGCGATGCGGTACGCCATTACGCCACCTTCACCAGCTGCAGCTGCGTGAGGCTCAGGTCGGACGTGTCGCCCAGCAGGAACAGGTCAGTGCCCGTGGCGTCGATGCGCACGAACAGCTCGATGTAGTCGCCCGGGTCCAGCAGCAGCATCGTGCTGACGCAGAACGACAGGTTCTCCCCAGCGTCGTCGCCAGGCACTTCCGTGATCGCGCGTCGCCGGTTGTTCTTGTAGATCCAGGCGCAGCGGCGGCCGGTCGTCGCCGTCTGCCAGGACGCCTGCGCCGTGACCATGTATTTGCCGCCCTGCCCAGCCGGGACCGTCAGCCTGGACGGCGAGCCCGAGGACCAGAATCCGCCCTGGTCGAATTCAGTCGTATGGAACGTGACGCGCGTCCCGCCAAAAAAATCGGCCGCGTTCGCGCCTTCGGTGATCAGCTCGTTGCTGGTCTTGTACGCCTTCGCGCACGGCTGCGAGCTGGCCGTGATGATCCCCACGTCACCGAGCGGCGCCCATTCCGCGATCGTGCCGTTCGACTTGAGGAACATCCCGACCGGGCCAATCGCCAGCCGGTCCCACAGCACGTCGGTGCTCGACGCGCCCGCGAAGATGCCCTCGAAGCTCTGCCCCTCGAACCAGAAGCGAGCGCCGGTCGTGTCGTCCGCCGTGAACGCAGGCACCAGGCTCTCGCCCTCGAACCACTGCTCACCAGCGGAGTAGGGACCGATCGCCTGGATCAGATCCCCGAGCACGCGCGTCTTGGTCCGCGTGTCCAGGTGGATGTTGGCCTGCAGCAGATTGCTGGTCTGAACGGGAATCGACGTGATGCCGCCGCCCAGGCTGTTGATCCGCGCGATAACGCGGCCGAACAGGTCCATCAGGACGTCGAAGTTGTAGTCGATGTCCTCAGCCGTCTTGGGCGAGAACGGCCAGGTGATCGTGTTCGCCTTGGGCGATGACGTCAGCTCCGGCATCAGCGGCGCCCCAGCTCGTGAAACGGGATCTCGTAGCCGTAAATCTCAACGCCCTGGCTGTTGGTGGCCTGCTGGAACCGCAGCTGCGCGAACCGGCCGGTCCCGAGCCGCCGCAGGCGCTCGCGCCCGAGCGTGAGGTTGTGGGAGATGGCCGCGCCAGCGGACGCGTCGAGCCCGCCGACTGTCGGCGTGATCGTCAGCGTGCCGCCGCTCTCGACCTTGGAGATGATCGCCAGCTCGCCCCAGTAGTGGTGAATGTCCGGCGCGTTCCCGTGGTGGAACTTGGTGGTGATGTCCAGGTCGATCGCCGTGCCGTCGTCGGTGAACGTCGTCTGGTTCTGCTCGTAGAGGAATCCCGCGCTGCTGCCCTGCAGGGGAATGCGCAGGCTGTCGCTGTCCTCCATGAGCCCGGCGAACGTCGTGGTGAACGCGCCCGTCTTGTGCGGGCCGAGCCAGATGCGGCGCCGCGTGTCGAACGACACCCAGCGGTTGACGTCCGTTCCGCCAGCTGCAGGCAGATGCAGCTCATAGGTGTCGTACAGCGGGTTCCACTTCGCAAACGCGTTGGGGAATTCGGCGCGGTTGAAGTACGTGTCGCTGTTGAACCAGGGATGCACCTTGTCGCGCGAGATGGGCTGCACCCCTTCGCCGCTCCAGGTGTAGACCCCATCGGCCGCCAGGAAGTAGGCGACGTCGCGGATGATGACCACGCTGTCCGGCGCAATGCAGCCGATGTTCTCCGCAACCTGGATGACCCTGAAATCGCTCTCGTCAATCCCCAGCACTTTCCAGAGCGAGAAGCGCTTGAATACGCCCAGCTCGTCGCGCCTGGCCGCGAACGCCGTGATGCCCTCGACGTCCTGGCCTACCGGCTTGATGTTCAGGAAGCTCGCTGCGTTCCAGCCGTAAATCTTGTTCTGGCCCGAAAACCGCAGCTTGTCCGGCTCTTCGACGCCCGCGCCCCATACGCGGTCCTTCCACGCGATGATGACCTTGAGCCGGTCGGTGCCGTCCACGCCCGGGGGCGATCCCAGATCGTCCACGACGGGGAGCAGCGCCAGGTCGAAATCGGACGCGTTGTCCGCGTAGCTGGTCGTCACGTTGTCCGCGATCGTCGTGACGAGGTAGTAGTCGGCGCCGCTGTCGGTGGTGCGGTAGATGCGCCGCGCGTTGACGCCCGGGTCGCCAGACGTCGGGATCGACGCCAGGTTGATGATCTGGTCGGTGACTTCGATCGGCCCGGTCACAGCCGAGAAATCGCTCTCGGTCATCACCGTAGCGCCGGACATGATGGCGAACGTCACCACGTAGCGGTACGTGCCGCTCGGCGTCCCCGCCGCACCGGCCGTCGCCGTCATCGTCGCGCCTGGTCCCGGCTCGATGTTGAGCAGCGACACCGACAGGTCGGCCGCTTCAATGACCACGTTCTCGGAGACCGCGTTCGTGACGAGGATGCGGCGCCCGAGGATGGCGAAGCGCGCCCGCCGCGTGTTCGTCACGGTCACGCCCGCAGGCAGCACGAGCGACGCCAGGCTGCCGGTCGTCGCAACCTTCTGGATCGCCGTCCCCGCGTGAATCAGATAGAACGGCATCAGAAAAACCCCAGCTCGGCGCGCGTGTTCTCGGCCGCGTCCACGAGGCTGCTCAGCTCGACGGTCCAGGCGCCAGCACTCGACCGCCGCGCCACGAAATTGTTGGTGCCACCGCCACGGACCTGCACGTACAGCGCACCGTTCCACGTGACCATCGAGCGAATGCGAATCGGCCCCGTGAGCAGCGCCGTCAGATCCTCATCGAGCGCGAGCGTGGTCCCGTCGTAGCTCCAGACCTGGCAGACGGGCGCCGATGGCCCGGTCGAGGCATGGCGGCCGACGTACAGCACGTTGTCGAGAATCGCCATCGGTCCCCAGTTGCCGTCGTTCGGCACGGGCGGCGAAACGTCCACCCACGAGCCGCCGCGCCGTTCCCAGAGCACGCCAGTGACCGCACCACCCGCGAGCCCGAGCGCCACCAGGAATCCGCCCCACGGCAGCGCCACGATGTCGGTCGCCGGGATCGCCGTCACGTCGCCCGTGAAGTTGCCCTCATCGACCCAGCCGCTCGCTTCCGACCAGTAGCCCATCGACTGCGTGCCGTTCGGTATGTAGAGCCGACCGCCGACGCTGCACGCCGCTTGAGGCGTCCACGACGCGACGTCCACCACGTGTTCCCAGGCCGCGCCCGTGAACCGGCAGATCGTCATGTCGGCGGTATTCGGCGCGTCCTTCGGGCCGAGCGCGAATACTTCGCCTTCGTGCAGCTCCATCGCTGAGCACGGTCCCATGTCGGCAATCGTCTCCAGCGTGTTGCTCGTCATCGTGTCGAGCGTGGTCCCGTTCCACCGCACCAGGTGGCCGTCTACCGCGTCGAGGAAATACAGACCGTCCGTCAGCACGAGGATGCCGCCGTGCTGACGCACCTCCTGGCCGAACGTGAGCGCCCCGCCGACAGGACCGGACGGCTGGATCGACGGCATCGAGCCGCTCGTGCTCCACGTGGTGCCGTCCGTGCTGATCTGGTACAGCGGCGCCACCGCTGAACTGCGCACCGCGTACATCACGGCGCCCTCTGTAATCAGCGGCACGTAGGGATCCGGGATCGGGATGTTGATCATCGAGAGGATCGGCCCGGCCGCCGCCACCTCGTTGTGCTTCGCCATCCCTGGCCGCTTGCGCAGCCCACGGTTCCCCTTCTCGAACGGCACGTCCGCGTTCTGCGCCGTGAGCAGCTCGCCGTCGATCAGGTGGATCGGGGATTTGACGCGGTTGACCCCGTATTCCCCGAGCGTGTAGACGTTCGCCTTGCCGGGCACGGGTCACTCACAGGACCGTCGGCATCGTCACGGGCAGAATGAACTGGCCGCGAATCTCGACGTGGTTGGTGCCGCTCGGCCAGCTCGGCGTGTTCGGCGCGAACAGTTGGATCTCGGTCGCGTTCGCTGCCGCAATCCACGTGCCCGCGCTGCGCGTCGTACCGATCACGACGGAGTAGCCCCCGCCGCATTCGTTGAGCACCTTCTGCCCTTCCGGCACACGCACTCGAATCGCCGGGCTGTTCGGGCTACCAGGCGTGGTGATCCCCGTGACGACCAGGATCCAGTTGAGCACGGCACCGATGCGCGCACAGCGGTTCGTCACCACATCGCCAGGCTCCACCGTCGCACCCACGTAGTCCGTCACCTTGAACGGCGCGTCCGTCCACCCGTGGATCGGCCCATTCGGGAACATGAGGATGTTCGCGTCGAGCCGACCGCCATTGACCGAGCTGAGCAGCCCTTCCTTCGAGACCTTGAGGTAGCGGATGCCCCCGGCCTTGATGTACAGGTCGCCCTCTGGCGGGCCGAATTCATTGAACTGGGTATCGCCTTCGGCCATTACGGAGCTGGATCCACCAGGCTGACGTTGAAGCCGCTGAGGATGGGACCAGCCGCAGCGACGCTGTTGAACTTCGCCATCCCATCCCGCTTGCGGAACCCGCCCTCCAGCTCGATCGGCGCGAGCTGCGCATTCTGCGCGTTCAGGACGACGCCTTCCGCGACGTGGACGGGCGATTCCACGATGTCGATGCCCTCTTCGCCCAGGTTGTAGACGTTCTGTTTGCCGGGCATCAGATGCGCCCTGAAATCCCGAACGCGCGCAGCAGGTAGAGCACGAGCGCGAGAATCACGATCACGCGGATCGCCACCTTGAACCCCGGCGCCATCGGCACGTAGGTTTCAATCAGGTAGAGCGCCACGCCCAGGATGACGAGCACGATGACCGGCGTGATGATGTCCATTCAGACGCCCCAGTACGGCTCGAACAGCGCCTCTGCAAAATCGTCCTGGTCATCCTGCCGTGGCGTGATGACCTGCAGAATGTGCTGCTTCTCCGTGGAATAGACCGCGAGCCATTCCGCATCCGGCGCACGGTCCTCGCGTTCCTTCGCCCTGGCGTACGCGATCGTCCAGGCCATGACCGCGTTGTCCGTCTCGCCCGGGATCGGGTTGTTGCTCGCGCCCGTCAGGGTCGCCAGCGTGGGGATGTAGATCAGCCGCAGCAGCACCTGGCGATTGATCGCCGGCGCCACACGGATCGTCGGCGCCCCCACTGGCGACGCCGTGCCGATCAGGTCGTAGTAGATCGTGCGGCACTCAGGATCGGTGGACGACTCGCCGCGCGCCCGCTGGAAATCAGGGTGACTGAAATCCAGCGGGTAGTAGAGCAGCTGCGAGGACGAGAGGCTGCGCGGCTCGATGCCCTTGACGCGGAACACGTCCTGCGGGACGCCGGTCAGTGACGTGGCGCTCACGTCCTGCGTGACGTTCGTCTCATCGATCGTCAGGAAATAATCCTGGTAGTTGTCGATGATCGACCGCCACAGATCCTGGATCCCCAGGATGGCGTGCTGCACCAGCTCCGCGTCCGACCAGAACGACGCCGTAGGCTCGATCAGGTGGACACGCGCTCGCGCCACGATCGCGTTGATCGTGGTTGCCATGTCACGTCGCCGCCGCGAACGCGGACATCGTGATCGGCGTGTTCGCCGCGAGCCGCTTGTGCGCCTCCACCATGACGATGGCGGCCGGTCCCGCGCCGCCCATCGCCAGGTCCAGATCCTCGCCAGCCGGGATGACGTAGCCTTCCGTCAGCTCGTCCACGTATTCCGCTTCGTAGCCGCCGACCGCCGCCGACGCCGCGACGGCGAACAGCACGACCGGCGTCAGGTTGTTCGTGCGGAACGTGAACGTCTGCGCGGCGGACGTCGTGACCTGCACGTAAATCCGCCGCACCACGATGTTGAACCCAGCCGTCCCGGCGATGAGCGGATCGGCGGATCCGTCCGCGCCCGCCACGATCGAGCGCTGAACGGATACGTCCTTGTACCGCGCCGAGTAGTCGCCGTAGCGGACGATGCTCATTACGGCGCTCCGACGATCACGAACCCAGACGGCTGGTCAGCCGCCGCGCTGGCGCCTGTGCCGCTCGCGGTCGTGTTCGAGCCGATCGTGAACCCCGTGGACATGGCGATCCCGTTCGGGAACACGAGCAGCACTTCCTCGTTCGTCGGCAGGTAGACGTGCATCGTGTCGTCGGCTTCGTCCAGGGCGCTCGCGTGGTTCGACGCCTTGACGTAGGCCGCCGTGGTCGAAGCCGTGGGCTTCTTGATGTACCAGGCGTAGAGCTTGCAGGCCGCGTCCGCCGCCACGACGTCGGTTCCGGCGAGCGCCGAAAAGAACGTCGCCTGCAGCTGCGGGTTGCCCTTGTGCTGCGCGAGGTGCGAGAAAAACGCTTTCAGGAGCGCCTGGATGTCCGGCTTCCGGGTCTCCGCGAGGCAGCGCTGTTTCGTCAGCGTGGTGTTTTCAAGAGAGAGAGCCATTGTGCTAGTCCCCTGAGCCGGAGGCCGCCACCACAGCGGACTGTCCGGCCACTTGATCGGCGCTCGACAGGAACGCCACTGCGCCCTCGCGCACGAGCTGCCCGAAATAGGCGCTCACGCCGCGCTGGTCGGCTTCGTCATCGGTCGCGCGCTGCAGCTGCGTCGCCGCGTCGCGTTCGAGCTGCTCGATTCGGTCGGCCGCCTTCTGCGGGCCGCCGACCTGCCAGGTGTCGTGCTGGTCGAGCCACAGGAAAAAGTCGTCGTTCCAGGTCGTGCCGGGCCGCAGGCTGATGACGGGGATCAGCCCCTCACGGCACATGCGCCCGGTCTCACTGTCGTTGCCGAGGACCGGCGTTACCCGGTTCATCAGGACCGAGCGTCGCGCGACCCGATAGCAGGGTTCCGCGAGACCCGGCATGACGCGCAGGTCGGGATCCCGGTCGGCCAGGCGCTGCAGCCACCACGCTGGCGGCGCTGGCAGGTTCCAGGGATTCAGTCTCCCGAGCCAGTTACCCATTCGCGCCCCGGCCGTCGAAGAGCGCATCCGCGCCGCCGCCTTCGCCCACGTCCATCGCCCGCGTCGGCCGGTACTGCATCTCCCGCAGCTGCGTCTTGCGCCGGTCAGGCGGCAGCAGATCGCGGTTGATCCGTTCGAGCTTGTCGGTCTGCTCGATCGCCGTGTCCGGCTGCTTCCATTCCTTGACGTAGACGAGCAGCTCGAACTTGTGCGGGTTGTACGGATCCTCCGTCCCCATGCGCGGATGCTGGCGGCACGCCACGTCAGCGACGATGCGCGGCACCTTGACCGTGGCCGGGAACGGGGGCAGCACCCACTGCTTGCCGTCGTACGTGACGGACAGCGTTTTGCTGGTGCGGTTGCCGATCTCCACGAAATCGAACGTGTTGACGAGATGCGCTTCCATAAGTCCTTGTTGCCGCCAGATAACGCGCTGGCGGCCCCGCGCTTGACCCCCCGGCAGACAGGGTTATTCCGCGCGCACCACGATCAGGGTCTGACCCGTGATGCCGTCGAGACGCGCGTTGTAGCCGGGATAGCGGCAGTGGTACTGCTTCCGCATCCGGTACCAGCCCTCGAACGCGTCGCGGCCCGACGTGCCGGTGCCGATGCGCACGAGGATCGACCCGTCCTCGTCCACCCACTTGCCAGGCTCCGACTCGTAGCAGATCCAGCCGCTCTCGCTCTTGTTGAGCAGCATCATCATGTCGAGCGGGAAATCCCGGATGACCTTGATCGGCACTTCGCCCATCGTCAGGTCGCCCTGCGTGAACGCCGTCGTGCCGCCGTCAGGCCGCTGCAGGTTGTTGCCCGAGTACCGGCGATCGGAGTCGAGCAGCTGGATGTAGAGCCGACGCGTCGAGTGGTGGCAGATGATCAGCTCGACCTTGGAGCCGAGCTTCTGGTCGAGCACATCCGCAACCTGCTGCAGCACGTCCACGCTCAGCGCGCCCGTGCTCGCCTTCACGTAGCTCTGGAAGTTGCCGTAGATCGAGCGGTCCACGCCAAAGTAGTTGGCGCGGTAGGTGCCGTCATCGACCAGGGCGATGAGCCCCCAGAACGCGTGCTCGTACGACGTGTCGAGCGCATCCGTCACGCCCGACGACGCGGCCTGCACCACGTAGTCGTTTTCCGCGCCGTTGGTCGGCGCCGACGACAGCGTGATGTCGGTCCCGTCGCTGTTGACCGCCGTCACCTGGCGCACCGAGGACGCGCGCAGCGCGCCGGTCGCCGGGTTGACCAGGCCGACGTACATCCCGACCTGGACGAACCGATTCCCGAAATTGTCGTTGGTGATGCCGCCTGGCGCGTCCATCTCCAGCGTCGTGTTGCCGGTCGGGGTCGCTTCGTCCACCAGGCCGAGCACGCCACGCCCATCCGTGCAGAGCGCGTACTCTTCCTTCTTCGCCAGATCCTTGATGAGCCCGTTCGTCTCGTCCTTGCGCGCCTGCTTGAACGCGCCCTTGCTGGACATCGAGTCGAGCATCGCTTCCGACGTGAGCCGGATGCGGCCCATCAGCTTGCGCTGGCCGACGCGCAGCTGGACGTGGCCCTGGTTCGTGGCTTCCGCGAAGGCCGAATCCTCGCCCACGAACATGGGCGACGCGTTGCGGCTGACGTGCGCGGTGTAGACCACCTCACGCCCGCCGAACGGGTTCTTCTCGAACTTGAACAGCTCTTTCAGCGGATTGCGGTTGTTGACCTGCTCTGAAATGAAATCTTCGTAGTAGTCCTTGAAGATTCCATCGATCGTCTGTGTGTCTGCACCCATTACCCCGCCCTCGTTGAAGCGTCAGCGGTTCGCCTCTTCAAACGCTTCAAAAGCGCGCTCGTGCAGCTCGTCCTCGTCCTTCGGTGGTTTCTGCGGTCCCTTACCCAGCGCCTGCGTCCCGACGCCAGGGATGGGGAGCCGCGAACGCCGATCCGCACGGCGCTGCTCGTTGGCGATTGCGGATCGACGGACGGGTTCGAGCATGAGCGACTCGACCGACTGCCAAAATTCCGCAACGAGGTTCGGATCCTGGTTGATGTAGCGGGCCTTCGCCTGGTCGTCGTTCTGTACCCAGTCGATGAACGCGCTCTCGATCCAGCGGCGAGCTTTCACGTCAGGCTGTCCGCCGTAGACCTTGTGCATGGACTGTTCGAGCTGCCGGAGGTAGTGATGTCCGACCGTCGTCCAGTAGTGCTCGGTCTGCGCCTGGAAACCGGGGGCGGCGCCGATCAGGGCTTCGAGATGATCCGGGGGCAGCTGAAAGAGCTTCTGCGCCTGCGGGAACAGCTTGAAAAACTGCGCCTTGATCTGCTCCGATTCCTGGTCCGGTTCCTCAGCGGGCGGCTTCGGCGTTCTCGCGGTCTGCAGCTCGTACTGCAGCTGCGAGATGATCTGACGCGCCCGATCCGTAACTTCGTTGAGGCGTGTACGTGGAATCCATTCCCCGTTGTTGTTCGGGGGGCCGCTCGCGCCAGCTGACGCGCTGGTAGGCGGGGTAGGCGAGGTCGGCGGGGTTCCGGTGCCGCTGGGCGACGACGGCGTTACGCCCTGGTCGCTCCCGCCATCGCTGACGGGCGCTTCGTAATTCGGATCACTCACGGTTGCAGCTCCTGCCCTTGGTCACGCGGTCGGGTCCGCGAGAGCTGCACGCGAGGCTAAGCACGCGAATGCCGCGCGTTAAGCGCGGCTATATAAATTTTTTTTGGTCCGCTGGTCCGACGCCCGTTTTAATCCCCTGGTCGCACGCTCAGGCAGGCTCTTGTCGTGCGTGTGCGCTTCCCAGCGCTTCGCCATCGCCGGGTGCTTGGCGTACATCCAGCGCCGCTGCGCTTCACTTTTGAACGGCATCGCGCCACCGATCCGGCAGACACGAGTACCCGCAGTACCGCCCGCACGACGGATGCTGCAGCCACTTCACGGGCGCTCCGTCAGGGCAGACGTGCGGCGGCACGAGCGCGGGCCGAGCCCCCGGGCCGGTCATCGCGCAGCTCACCGTCACGAACCCGATCGCCACGATTATTCCGGCCCTCGTTTGTCGGCCCCTTCGTTGCTGCCCGTGCGCTCGTGGTGCTCGCCGCTCTCGCTGTTCGAGCGCTCCATCGCCCCGCCCTTCTTCGGCGGTTCGGCGGGCGCGGGCGGCTGCATCGCCATCTGGTGTTCCTGCAGATGCGCGGTGAAAAACTGCTCCAGGACCGGGAACTGCTGGAAGATTTCGCGCGCCCGATCGCCGTTCGCCCACTTGCGGTGCTCGCCAAAGTGGACGGACGGTTCGTGCCACAGCTTCGCCTGGAACGGCGTCATCGGCGGCAGCTGCGGCGGCGGCGCCTGCTGCATCGGCAGCTCCATGCCCGTGGCCGCTGCCGCGAGCTGCTGGACCTGCTGCTGCTGCTGGTACTGCTGCATCTGCAGCTGCCACTGCTGAACGGCCATGTCCAGCTGCGGCAGCATCTGCTGGAATTCGGGCGCCGCCACCCACTGCTCGAACGCGTCCTGTTCCTGCTTGGCGCTCTTGACGTCGTAGTCGAGCGTCTCCACCAGGTCGTTGAGGCCCAGGCTCTTGAGGATGTTGTAGCGCTGCTCAGGATCCTGCGGGTTGATCAGCGCGAGCTGGTTCGCCTGCTCGATCGCGGCACGGCGGCCCAGGTTCGTCTTGGGCGCGTCGGTGCCGTCCTCGACCATGATCGAGACCGCGCCCTGCAGATCCGCGTTCTCGAAATGCTTGTAGGTCCAGCCGCTGTTCGGGCTGACGACGGCGAG